AAAATTCATAATATCATATTTTTTCAACAGAGACAATACCTCTGTGATTTTTAGATTTTTTATTATGAACATTCCATACTTATATCCATTATTTTTGCACCTGCACGCGCAACAGTTGCAAAGAATCGAAATAACTGATATACATTCAGCAGGCGATATTATTTATTTAATTATTTCCCAGTGGGGGTCATTTTCACGGAGCATCCAAAAACAATATTTGCGATTAATAGAAACCACAAAGAATTGTGTATCAGTTTCTTGTTCTACTTCCATTGCATGAAAAGAATCCATGATATTTTTAAACCGATTCTTAGCTTTGCTGCTTTTTGGTGCAACATTAATAAGATGTTTTTTCACTTTCGTTGCCATAGAGTTTGGTTCAACTGTTGGTATTATACAAGAAAAAGGACACCTGTTGGTGTCCTCATGTGCCAGTTGTTAGGGCGTCACTTGCCGATCACCGCGTCACCGATGGACAGGACAGGAGCACCGTTGATCAGGATCTTCTGGATGCTACCATTCTTCATAGCTTCCTGGAGAATAAGGTTACGCTGATATTCAAGGTATGATGGAGTAAGAGTCGAGGACAGAGACTTATTCTCATTTGCCTTTAGTTCGGCAGTACGGTTCTTCACAATTTGTTCTTTTTCTTGTGATTGAGCAGTCACAACACGATTCACTGCAGCAACTAGATCTTCAGGTAGATCTGCTTTTACAACTACTACAGACTCAATCTGGATCTTACCAGCAAGATTATTTTTTTCTAGTGCCAGGTTGAGATTTTGTTTGATGGTATCCTGGATCTTATCGAGACTAGAGTTTACTTCCAGTGCAGGATATTCATCAACAGATTGATTTACTGCAGAGGTAATGAGACGCTTGATAAAACTTGACATTAATTCAATTTGTCCGCTGTCAGCTACACCATGATTCGAAATATCATATCCGGTGTAAAAATCGAATAGAGAAGTTGGAGATAGACTATAAGTAACAACAACATCCATATCTTTCATGATGGTGTTGTCTTGTGTCTTGGGTGTTAGATCATTAGATTGTACCGTGATCTTACGAGTGTTAAACACTTTGATGCTTCCCAGGCCATCATATTTAATCCCAGGATTTAAAATTTCATTTTTTACTTTACCATCCCAACTAATGTATAGACCATTTTCTCCAGTATTAATGGTAGTGAATTGACCAGCAGTGATTAGTAGTGCAAGAACAGCAGCACCAGCACCAACGATGATTTTTCCAGTAGACATAATTTAATAAAAAAGTAAAGATCAGTCAGTAGTAATACCTGCCCAGATAAGGGCAACAGCAATCAAAAAAAGAAGAATAAGGGGCAGCATCTTCATAAAGAAGAGAACTGGAATTCCCCTCGCCATAAGAATTAGAAGAATCAGAAAGATTCCTCCACAAACACCTAAAATTCGTGCGATCATTTCAAATCAAGTTTACACTCTTTCTTCATCCGTTGGATTTGTTGGTCTGTTGGACGCTGTTGTGTTGGTTGTAGATTGAAAGCAATCCACTCAGCACAAATATTCAGTTGTTTGTCGGCAATTTCTTGTGGTGTCATTTTAAGATAATTCGTTTGTTTTCGGGGATAAGATTCAGAACTTCTCGAAGCAAAGGGGAACTTTTTTCTCCAAGAAATTCTTGACAAAGACCATCATAATTCAATCCAAATTCATGAGTGAAAACTGGACGACCAAGAGATTTTTCAACTGCTTCATGAAATACATCAAAAGGACACATCAGTTCCACAGTAAAAAGTTGGTAGAAAGCAATCTCACGATATGACCTTCCTTTCCACCATTCAGTATCGTAAAACTGAATTGCTTGTTCTCTACCGATTGAAATTTTTGGTGCCATTGGTTTGTTTGAACTGAAGTTATTATAGGGTATCTGGTGGGGTCGTGAGAGACCCCTGTGCCAGTTTAGAGAGTGTCAGGGAGTAATCCAATCACAACTATCAGGAGTTTCTACGCTTTCATATCCGTCGTATTCCGTAATTCTGTAAGCACCAGAAACTTCAGCAATACGAAGTTTGGCAAATTGTCCACCTGCCTTATCGCCCAGTTCCTCTACAACTTGAACAAGAACAGGATCGTGGCGGTCAACATCACAGTCATACCAAGATTGTGCCGAGTATGCTTCGTTGTAGGCAATTCGTTCTTTCATACTCATAGAGTTGAACTCTTCAGTGGATTTTTGTTTCATTCGTTCTTCAGGAGGAACCAACCAAACAGTCCAAATACCAAATGAAGGGTATTTTTCGTCATCCTCAATCCAAACTTTCTGTCCTTTGATTTCCCAATAGCGTTGACAGGCTTCTTTAGAGAGACTGAAGCCTCCGTAGCAGGCGTTATAAATTACTTTTTTCATGATTAAAGTGCCTCAACTTGATTCAAAATAGATTCTACATCTTCTCTGGTGAGATACCCAAGAACATCATCAGTAATAGGAGTGTCATAGCAAATTTCCCATTCTTCTTCTGTTCCTACGAGAACAGCAATTTCATAAAGACCATCAGAGCCACCATAAGAATATGGACTCATAATGACACTTGTACCATAGCCGTTTTCAAAAAAGTTAACTGCCTGAACACCATCCCAATCAGGATGTGGCTCAAACTCAAGATCAGAAAATTTCATTTTGTGCCCAACGGTCTTGCCAGAGTTCAACGAAGCGTGCTCTCAGATTTTCAATGGTATCATACCGCTGAATGATCAGCATCATAAGGAGATACAAGCTGATAAGACTCCAGTGCATGAACCAAAGAAATGATCCAATGAATATAATTCTATCTAGTCTGCTGAACTCCATTTTGATGTGGTTTGGTCTTGTGTGGTTTTATGATAGTGGTGTCTCGGTGAAGTCTGATGAATCGGTGGACAGTTTTCTTTGTGGTACAAAAAAAGAACCATCTGGTTTTGGTGGTTCTTATGTGTGGTCTTATGACTCTGGGTGATTATGTAGCAAAAACGCTTACAAACTCTTGAGGAAGATTACAAGACTCTGCAAGTGCGGTCATTTCAGTAATCAGGGCAGAAGGAACTGTGGTTGCAGTTTCAATTGCAGTCCAAGTATTCTCAAAGTCCTTATAGTTCCCAGTCTCAATAAGAAGTAGAGTTGCAGGAAGAGTTGTCATATTAGTTTCTTGTATTTAGATTCCAAAACGACCACGAAGTGCATTGAAGTTTTGTTGGATTTCTTGTGGGGTTAGTACTCTGTTGTATGCTTGAATGATCGCACATTTTGCCCCATAATATTGAGTTCCTGCAGGACCCCCACCAGTACCAGTACTGAATAACCTTTCAAATCCTATTGTAGTATTGGAAAATGCTGTTGGACTTGTAGATAAAAAGTTACCAGAAGAATTAAAAGTTTGTATAAATGGAGTTCTTGTGGTTGGATTTGTACCAAAGACAATATAAGACCAAGATGAAACAATATTATTAGAAGAAACTGAAGAATTTGTGGAATTATCCTTAAAAATAAATGATGTTGCCGAAGTCCCATATGCTCCTATTTCTATTTGCGGACTATTTTTTGAATGAAAATAATTCCAAGTGCTATTTGATTGTGTAATATTTTGTTGCAAAAACAAGCACATAGTAAATCCGGAGTTAGTTGATAAATTTAAAGAAGAATTTAAATTCATCAAATCATTACTCCCATCAAAACTCAAAGACCCACCATTAGCACTACTATAAGTTGGTCCATTTAAAGTGCCATTATTCCCATTACCACTTAAATCAGTCCAAGTGGTTCCAGAACCAAGATAAGATTCTGGATTTCCTGCATCAAGGTGTAATACTAAACCATTAGTTACTATACCATCATTATTATGTCTATAAGTATCTAATATATTACCAGTTAAAGACCTTAAGTTGTCTTCTGTTACTGGAGAACCATAATACATAAACTTCTTTAGGTATCCATTAATGTAACTTGAGTTATAAAGTGCATTATGTCCTAATGAAACTCTATTGAGGTCTTGTGGTGCTGATGAATTAAATAATGCTGGTATAGAATCACTGGGCATTCTTAGGGTTCTATTGGTGTTGTAGTATAATGCTTCTTTTCCTGTGGAACTCATTACTAGACCTGAGGTTCCATTGTCTGCTGATAGTACTGTTCCTGTTGTTGGTGTTGCTTCTACGAAGAAAGTTCCTAAAGAATTAAATGGTTTATTAAGGATTAGTTGGTCTGGTTGTCTTGTTACATTACTATTTCCTGGTGCAGAGATATAAGAACTTGCTCTTTCTGCTATTTCTCCTTGAGGTCCCCATATAAAAATACTACTTCCTGCGGTTGAAGGTGATGGTCTAATTAATAGTGCACCACCGTTAAATGCGTAGCGTGATAATACTAATCTAAACCAACCATTTGGGTATTTTATAGAATATCCAAATTGAAATATCTGCTCTGGATCATTTGTTCCTATGTTAAAAGTATATCCGTAATCACTTCCCCCACCTTGTTGAAAGTAAGCTCCGCTTACAGATCCTGCTTTCGCAAAAATAGATAAACATCTTTGTGTCCCTACATCAACCCCAAAAGCAGTTGGATATCCCGCTGCGTTTGATGCTAAATATCCATTATTTGCATTAGGTGTAAGTCTTGCTGCAGATAAAGTACCATCTGGTGCTATAGTTTGATTGGTAGATACGCTAATACTATTTTGAGTCCAATTTAAATTAGATGTCGATGCTGCACAAGATTGACCACTAAAAGTAGAATGATTTCTGAATATATTAGTAAGTTGTTCTTCAACCAATAAACCCTTAAACTCACCAGTAATAGGGTCATAATCAAACCTAGGTTCATTAGCAGCAGCAGTTTTTATATAACCATCAGCACCAACATAAGTTCCAGGACTGTTTCTTGTAAAAGTGTATTCTGGTGGAATGAATTTATTTCTTATTAAATTCAAGTCATATTGTGGTCTTGCTTTTGGATAAGACAATGCATTACCAAGAGGAGAAGAACTACCAAAATTCATTTTTTATAACTCCTTATGATGTTAGACTTGCGTATTTCCAGGTAGACCCAATACGAATATATAAACGACTATTTGCAGTATCAACAACCATTGGAACTACACCAGTTCCTAATGTCTGTGCTATTCCCGTTGGAGCACCATTACAGGTTGGTAGATAAAAGAATCCAGTGGTTGCTGTTGTTCCTAATTGAACTGTTGAAACCCCAACAACAACACCACCACCATTGGGTTGTAATTCTATATTTGTAGTGATACCAACCTTAGATTGGATTTTATCAATTGTTGCACCACCACTACTTTGGTATGCAAGTTCTCCAAGAAATCCATTGACTGGTATTTGATTTGGTTCGTAACCGATGATGTCTGCCATTTTTAGAAGAATCGTCTAACTGGTTGTTGTGGTGTTACAAGATAAGAAACTAGATTGTCTGCAAGTGGAATTTCTTCTGCTTGTCCCCAGACAATACGATAGTTGTAATGATATCCTTCAAGTGGTTCTGCTGGAGTGATTTCTATGATTTCACCTGTTTCTTCATTTGTCTCATAAACACCTTCAGTATAAATCACACCAACTTCATCAACTGCTGCATTTGGTGTTTGTGTGATGATTGCTTTTGTGTAAGTTGCAATTGCGACTGGTTCATCAAAAACAGGAACAATTTCTTCTTCTTGTGTTTCTTCATTGAAGAATGATGTAGAACCAATTGCAACTGGACTAGAGTAAATCACTTCAGGTGAGGAAAGTTCTACTGTGAGTCCAATGACTGAAAACTCATCAAGTGCAGTTTGTTTATCAGGAAATCTTAAATAATAATCTTTATACATTGTTCTTATGGTTATTGCAAGTATTTATTATATCCCAAAGCGTCCTCGAAGGGTATTGAAGTTTTGTTGGACTTCTGATGCTGTAAGTACTCTATTGTAGACTGAGACTTGTGGTATTTTGCCATCTAGTAATCCATATGGAGAATTTTCATCTTTTACTCCTATTACAGCACCTATAGACATTCTTGCATTTCCTGGTTGTATATTTTCCAATCCTCCAGCAGTAATAGTGGGAGTAACATTATATTGAATTCCATTTACAAATAAAGAATACCTACCACTATCATCAATACTACCGTCATAAGAAACTACAAAGTTATAGTATTGATTTGTTTGTATATTGGCGTTTACTGTTCTATATCCCGCATAATTGCTGCCAGGCTGGAAGGGCGCTCCCGCCGGATTAAAATATGTTAAAAATTCAAGTTCAAATGACCCATAATCATTTGATGGATTTCTTACTGAAAGGTATATTTGCCTTTCATTTTCATCGAAGGTAATATCTCCCGACTTTGATAAAATTACATTACCAGTTGGTTTTAATGTATTATAGTTTACCCAAGAACTAATTGCGAATTTTTTATCTACACCAGCAAATACATCATTAAAAATGTCCCCAAAGTTTATATAATCATCAACCCCATCAAAACTCAAAGACCCACCATTAGCACTATCATACCCAACACCATTCACAAGAGTTCCATTATTGCTCAACCCACTCAAATCAGTCCAAGTGGTTCCTCCATCATAATATGCAGCATCAAGATTCAATACAAGACCATTAGTTACTATACCATCATTATTATATCTATAAGTATCTAATGTATTACCAGTTAAAGACCTTAAGTTGTCTTCTGTTATTGGAGAACCATAATACATAAATTTCTTTAGGTATCCATTGATGTAACTTGAATTAGTGAGTCTATTGAATCCCAATGAAACTCTATTGAGGTCTTGTGGTGTTGTTGTGTTTATTAATGATGGTGTAGAATCACTGGGCATTCTTAGAGTTCTATTGGTGTTGTAGTATAGTGCTTCTTTTCCTGTAGAACTCATAAGAATATTTGAAGTTCCATTGTCTGCTGATAATGTGGTTCCTCTTGTTTGATTTGATTCAACAAAGAAAGTTCCTAAAGAATTAAATGGTTTATTAAGGATTAGTTGGTCTGGTTGTCTTGTTACTGCTGAACCTGATGTGGGAATATAGGAGGTGGGGAATAATCCTGACTCATTTTGAAACCCCCAAAATAACATTTGTGAACCAATTTTATTAGTTTTGAGTTGAATTTCAAATAATCTACCCTGAGTTCTTGTAACATTTGATGTTTGTATGTATATAAGTCTTGTCCATCCATTTGGATATAGAATTGTTCTTAGAGAAGAATTGCTTGGTATTCCCGAAGAATCTACACTAAAAGAAACTGCAATCCCTTCGTCAGAAGTAGTGCTGTTTCCATATAAAAATCCAGTTATTGACCTATCTAAAACATTGGAATTTTTATAAAAAAATGAATGTGAATATGTTCCCGGAGACATACCTACCGATCCAAATTCAATTTTGTTATTTTCTGTGTTTATGTCGGTAGTTATTGTAAGAAGTGCTGTGTTGGTATTATCTGGAGCAGGCCCACTATTTAAAATTTTTGTATAAGTTGCATTAAAATAGGATCCAATAGAATTGTAATTAATAGAATTTGGACTTGTATCTGGTATGTTGAAATTTGAAGAAGTTTGTATTGTATTAGTCCTACTCTCCTCAACCAATAAACCCTTAAACTCACCAGTAATAGGGTCATAATCAAATCTAGGTTCATTAGTAGCCGCAGTCTTTATATAACCATCAGCACCAACATAAGCACCACTACTATTTCTTGTGAAGTTATATTCTAGTGGAATAGAACGATTATTTAAAAAGTCAATACTAGTCTCTGGGAAATGCTGTGGATAACCTAAACCACCAGAACTTGAGAAAATATTAGACATCATCTTTCTATGGAGTTACGAGTATATTTAATGTTAAGATTTTTGAAATATGGATTAAATGTTAATTCTGTATTACTACCAGAAGTTCTTACTCCAACAGCACCAAGATAAGTATTTGTTGCAAAAGACATTGATTCGATATAATCAACACCACTATTTGCTGCAATCACAGAAAAATCATTACTTTGACGATTCGTTGATACCTGATTAATTGTAAAACTAAATCCTGTTCCAACTACACTATTCAATAATGTTCCTGTACTTATTCCTACAATATCATTGATTGCATAACTAGAACCTGGGAATACAACTTGGACAGAACTTACACCACCAGAAATCGTTGCACCAATTGAAAGTCCAGTTGATATTGCAATACCAACAACAGTTCCAATACCAGTGCTTTCTGATGTCAATGTAAATGTTGTGGTTCCAGTTCCTGTTGCATAATAAATTGTTCCGGCATCTACTGAATAACCAGAAAAACTTACTCTATTTCCCGGATCAGCAAATGTTGTGGTTCCAATTCCTGTGATTTGTCCACCACCAATTGAAGATTCTATAGTAAAACTTGTTGAACCAGTACCTGTTGCATAATATGTAGTTCCTGCTCCTGCTGTTACTGCAATACCAGTATAAGAACTATCAAAAATACTGGATCCAAATGAAACTGCTTCACTTGTTCCAATACCGTGAGCAACTGGTGTGTATAATATATCGTTTTCAACTAATGTAACATATTCTGCTCTTAGAATACTGGAAGCAAATGATACTGGTTGACCTGTTCCAATTCCGTGTTCTGATGTTGTGACTAGCACATTATATGCAGATGTAATACCAACAGTTGCGGTTGTTCCATCAACAGTTGCATTGATACGACCATCTGTTCCCACACCAGTTGTTGATGTTAGTGGAATATTGTAATAGGTTCCTGGAATATAAAACTGTCCACCAACAAGACTTGTTACTGATGCTGTGCTTGGAGTCTCATAACTTCCTGTTAATTGTCCAGTGCAAGCAATTGAAACATTGTAACGGGAACTTAAGAACGATGCTGATGGATAAGAATCAATAGCCTGATTTGCAATTTTTGTTGTGAGTGTTGTTTCTCCCGCACCAATCAGTCCAATATTGTTAACTGAAACATTACCAACAATAGTTCCAGAAAATGAAGACGCAGTTACAACACCGGAGATGTTAGTATCACCAATAACAGTTAATGTTGCGGTTGGATCTGTCGTTCCAATACCGACTTTTTCGTTTTTTAAGACGAAATCATCTGTGAATGTAATGCGATTTTTCGCCATCTTTTAATACTCTCCTTATGGTACTATTTAGACGATGATTCTTTGTGATGAAACTTTGACATTTGCTGAAATTGCACTACCCATATTTACCAAAGTTCCGTAAAACCGCGAAATCTTTAGTTTCGCGGTAGTTCATCCGACTATTGCGTCTCATTCATTTGGGAAAGGATACTTTTCCTTTACCGCCAAGCACGCATTCTTATATGCTGTAATTTGATCAGCGTCGTCTTTTGCTACGCCATCAAGGTAGTCAGTTACCGGCGGATACTCTTGTGCGCGCCGAAGGCGAATTCCGTGCTTAATGGCTTCCAAGACATCGGCGTCGTAACCAGTTGGGATGACTTGGCGAATGTCATGTTCAAACAGCGTCATGCACTCCGCAACTTCTGCAGAATATGTGGTGATGCCGTCACTATTCACTTTGGACTGGATGTTATATGGGACGTGCCACTTGCCACGGACTCGTGTGGGATTGGGATAATTAGAACCGTAGTTAGCCATGAGAAACTCCTTTGTGGTTAATATAATGGATTAGTTCACCGCGTAAGCTAGGCGAGCACCAGCAACAGCCGCAGCAATGCCCGATCCAGCACCGAAAGTTGTGCAAAACACTCCGCATTGTTCATTAAGATTGGAATTACCCCCTACAGCACCCACGCGCCAACCAGTGTTTACAACTATAGAATCACCAAGATATGTAATATTGCTGCCCCCAGTATTTACAGAAGGCAAGAAAACATCGGCCAATGGATACAGATCCTTTTGATAATAGTTAAAATCTCCTGGTAACAAGTTAGGTAGTTGTGCATAGAAGGTATACCCTACGCTAGTGTCATCAGCAAAAGCAGTCTGATCATTTGTTAAATAAACGACACGTTCATAAATATTGACTCCATCAACCCACTGCCAAGCCCTACCGTAAAGATTTTCAATACCGCGATAAGACATGTAATCATCAGCATCGCTAACATTATCAGTGCTATTTACAGAATGATTACCATCCGAATCACTTTGTCCAGTTGTTACACCATATGTAGTGCCAACATCAGATCCATTACCAACTACTTTTTGTGAGTTGTAATCTCTAAATTCACAAACTAAAAGCGTTTGGATCGCTGCATATTCAAGATACGACAATACATGCCATCCAGTGCCGCGAGCAGCAGCTTCAGTGCGGAAGGTGGCGCGTGTTTGTGATCTAGTATTCGTTTGACCGCTAACGCTAGATCCAGTGCCTGCATTATCGTAAGTGTGATATGCGCCGATATAGAACGCATCTTTATAGGTGCCGTCAGTTTTAATAAAGGCAGGATGTGGTTGAAACCCTTGTGCGATCAACGAATCGCTACATCCAAGACGCACTTCACGAGTATGAACACCGTTTAGGAAACCGTACCGAACAGAGAACGCGGGCACTTCAACCATCACCTGACCGTCAGTTCCAGTTAAATCACTTGCGACTGTACCCACAGCCGGTGTTGCTGTAGTACTTGCAGCAATACATTCCCACAGGTATCCACCGTTAGTAACACGCTGTCCGCGAGTAAAGGTGCCTGCGGCCCATGCCGGTACTCCAACACGCAGCAAACTATTGGTGCTTTCGCTGATCGTTCCAGTATAAGCGATACCAATTGTTTCTGTTTCTACAATACGCAACCAATCACCTGATTTTAAATCGCTATCATCAGCATCAAGGTAATACTGAACAACACCAGAGTCGTTGATAACGCACCGACGCATCCGAGATTGAACATCAATATCAATAGTACCAGTTATATCGCTGGTTTTAATGCTGGTTCCTAGTAGGTAGAGACCGTAGGTGTCGTCGTCGTGATCCCAACCAAAGGTGGCAGGTAGAGTCAAATCCTCCCAGGAAGGCGCAGAGCTAGAACCATTGCTAATAAGGACTTGACCAGCAGAACCGTAGTTTGTGCCACCAACACCGAGAGCACCCTGAATAATAACTTTACCATTAACATCAAGTTTCTCTTGTGGATTTGTCGTATTGATACCGACATATCCAGTACTTATATCAAAGACTGCTGTTGTTCCTCCAACACCAATATTAACATCATCTTGGAATGTAGAAACACCAGAAACGATTACACCACCATTAACATCAAGTTTTGCTGTTGGTTGTATGGACCCGATGCCAATGTTACCAGTCAGGTGTTCGTGATAAATTCCCTGAATAGTAGATGCCTGTGAGAATCCAACATCAGACCTATAAATGTCACCATCACCAGTACCACTACCACCACCTGCTAAGACAATACCATTACCACAATAGACTAGTGAATAGATTATTTCTAGTCCAGCACCCATTTCAATCTGGGTCCAGGTGAGTCCAAAGTCGGTAGACCTATAAATGTCACCATAACCAGTATTAAAACCGCCACCTGCTAAGACAATACCATTACCACAATAGACTAGTGAATTGATTACTTCTAGTCCAGCACCCATTTCAATCTGGGTCCAGGTGAGTCCAAAGTCGGTAGACCTATAAACATCACCATCACCAATACCAAAACCACCACCTGCTAAGACAATACCATTACCGCAGTAAACTAATGAAAGAATAAGTTGAAGTCCAGCACCCATTTCAATCTGGGTCCAGTTGAGTCCAAAGTCGGTAGACCTATAAATGTCACCATCACCAATACCATTACCGCCACCTGCTAAGACAATACCATTACCACAATAGACTAGTGAATAGATTATTTCTAGTCCAGCACCCATTTCAATCTGGGTCCAGGTGAGTCCAAAGTCGGTAGACCTATAAACATCACCATCACCAGTATTAAAACCACCACCTGCTAAGACAATACCATTACCACAATAGACTAATGAAGCAATATATTCAAGTCCAGCACCCATTTCAATCTGGGTCCAGTTGAGTCCAAAGTCGGTAGACCTATAAACATCACCATCACCACTACCATCACCACCACCTGCTAAGACAATACCATTACCACAATAGACTAATGAAGCAATATATTCAAGTCCAGCACCCATTTCAATCTGGGTCCAGGTGAGTCCAAAGTCGGTAGACCTATAAACATCACCATCACCAGTATTAAAACCACCACCTGCTAAGACAATACCATTACCACAATAGACTAATGAAGCAATATATTCAAGTCCAGCACCCATTTCAATCTGGGTCCAGTTGACCCCAATATCATCATTAAGACCTACGGGCATTGTAGGACTATGAAGTTCCTCTCTAATAACACCAGCAACATCAAGTGCTACTAGTGGATTTGTGGTTCCAATACCAACATTACCTTCAGTATAATATACACCACCCCCAATATTTTCAGTCCAGGGATTTAGTAGTGTAACAGTAGAACCAATACCTACATTTTCTTTTCGTGTGAATAATCTACCATCATTAGTATTGACAGCTAATTCACCCAAATCAACTTGAGATAATGATGGTCTTTTTCCTTCTACGGAAGACCGTTTAATTCTAATATTAGGATTCGCCATAGATTAAGTCGGTATATACCGTAAAATAAAATCCAGTATATACTGGATTGTTTTTATTATTTATCAAAGTTCCGTAAAACCGCGAAATCTTTAGTTTCGCGGTAGTTCATTGAAAGTTTGCTTCTTCCTGTTTTGTTTTTCTGGTCTTTGAGTTATTCAATCTTTCAACTTCTTTTGTCAGTATTTCTACTTTTTGCTTGAAAGAATTTAACTGTGTTTCTAATACAATATTTTGATTGAATAACTCAAAAGACTTTTGTTGATATGTTGCTATAATTGCCTTATAATCTTCTTCACTCATTTACTCTAGAATGAACCTCCATCAAGGGTAATATTTTCTAGGAATCTCTCACTTCCAGTACAAGAAATGACCTGAGAAGTTCCAGCACAATCAGTGACCCATAAGGCACTGATTTCAATTGGTGCATAGGCAGTGAAGGTAATTTGTGGACTATCATTATCAGTTCCACCACCATCAGAAACTTCAGATGCGAATTTAAATCTTGCGTCTCCTTGTTCCCAGACAACTGCAGATTTCTTTGCTGAAGTTGCGTGATAATTAAAGAGAACACCTAAATCCCAGGTTGTTGCAGAAGATGGTGCGGAACCATTAACCAAACCAAGTTCAATAGTTCTATCCTCAACAGTCATTGAGGTTGTATTAACCTGAGTTGTAGAACCATTTACATAAAGATTTCCAGTAACAGTCAGGTTATTTCCAATAGTTACATCACTTGGAAGACCATAAGTTACTGATTGACTAGATACTGTTACATCAATTTCATTGGTTGTTCCATTGAATGTAAGTGTCTGTGCAGTTGATACCGAACCAGTACCAGTTCCATTGGTTCCTGCTGCAGTATCAATAGTTAAATCAATTGCTCCAATTTGTGCTCCAACATAATCAATCACAGCAGCAGATGTTGGAACCTGACTATCACTATCATTGGTTGCGATAGTATCTGTAGAAGTTGTGATTGCACTTGCAGCAAAATCTGCAACTTCTACATTGGATAGTGAATTACCAGTTCCATTTGCATCAAATGTTTTATTGGTTAAAGTATCAGATGATGATGCAGTGATAAATGCAGATGTAGCATTGCTATAATTTGCGAGGTCATTATCAACTACAAAATCAATTGTACCATCAGCATCTTGGTAAGTAACAGTAATTAAAGTTTCTGTATTGCTGGAGACCATTGCACCAACAATATCTTGTACTCTTTCGACATTTACTGTAACTGCACCGGATGTTACAGTAAAATCTGTTGCATCAAAAGAAGCAATACCTTTATTTAAAGATGTAGCATCCTCTGCAGAAATTGTAATAGTATTATCAGTTACTGCAGTATCAATACCTTCGCCACCACTGAAAGTAATGGTTTGTCCTGTACTTACATTATCTGCAGTTCCACTATCAGCAGCAATACTTAATGTGCTTACAACTTCTGCCCAAGAAAGGTCACCAGAAGCATTAGTTTTAAGAAAATAATTATCAGTTGGAGTTGCAGGAAGAGTATATGTTGTAACACCAGCAAGAGTATCTGGTGACTTTAGACTAATCTTGTTTGTTCCATCCTTATCAACAAGATTCAGACTAAGTGCTGCAGAACCAGTCTCTCTAGTCCAATAACGATGTGAACCGAAGAACTTATTGTTTGCAAGCGTGTTGTCAAGTCCAATAAAGAAGTCAAAAGTATCAGTTGTAAATGCAGGTTCTCCTGCTCTAAAAGATGTAATACCAGAATATGCACCACGCTTAAATTGAATTGTAGGTGCAGTCATTTTTTTTTCTAACCTTTTTATTTATTTATTTATTCTAAAAAGTGCCTGCATCAAGGTCAATACGATTATCAAGGTCAATGTCTAAAGTATTAACAAAATCATCTGGTAATCCAGGTTGTTCTCCAGTTGTGGTTGATGCTGCAGAAAGGACAGCATCTGGGTTTACGATTACAAACTTCCCTAAAGATGCATTATATACAACTGGGTAATTATCATTTGATGCAGATAGACTGTCTATACTTACATCACTTAAATCGGTAAAGTTTTGCGCCAAAACTGCTTCCCCCTGAGTTGCCTTATAAGATGGTGTTGTTCCCAACTTTACAACATAATTTTGATTCCCCGAAAGATATGCTTTCATTGTCCTTAAGTGGGTAATGTTGCAGAACCATTCACAAGAGCATTACCTTCAATTATCTTTGTTCTTCTTCCTCCAGGAGTAACCAAAAATAGGTCATAATAATATCTCCCAGGAGATAATGCTGCAGTAACTGTCCTTGATAAACTGATTTCCAAAACAGCAGTGCTTGTAGTTAATGAAGTTATAAACTCAACTCCAGTTGCAGCACCAGGATGCTTCTTCAGTGTTCCTATTACAGTATAATTCGCCAGAATTGCGGTACTTTCATCTGGGTTTTTGATATTATAAGTAGCAGAAAAATCCTCACCCTGTTCAATTACAATGTTAATAGCAGTAACCGCCATTGTGCTTTGTCTGTTTTAACTATTTAGAGTTCATTAATTTAATATATTCTGAAACTACAAACCTACGGATTTGTAGTAGTTCATTTAGAGTTCTGTTCCCTTTCTAGTCAATTTAATTGTATTGTGTGCATAAGTAGGTGTAAATTTAAGTCTTGCATTTCCACCACTAATATCTGCACTGTACTCACCAAGATTATCAAAGTTTGCAATTCCTGCATATTCAACGACAGAGGCTTCAGTAGAAGCAGAACCAACAGATTGTAGAAGCATTACATCACTGACCTGGAAACTTTCAATTAGTGGGCCAGCAACAGTAAAACTGAATCCGGTTCCAACTGCAGTGCCGTATGATTCTAAATCCGAATTACCAGTAGTAATAACATCACCAATTTCATACCCAGAACCACTGTTTGTAATTGAAACAGAAGATACGGTGCCTCCAATATATGCATCTGGATTAGAAGAAACATCATATCCAAGAGTGATATAATCAGTTCCTTCAGAATCTTTAGTAAGTCTGAATGAATTTGAATCTATTGGATCAATATAATAAACAGTTTCTCCACCATAACCAGGGCCAGAAAATAAATTGAAGGTGCTATTGTATCCAAGAATACTTGTTAATGAAGTACCAACAAAAGGACTGAGTGTTGGGGAATCAATTGTAAATGATGGATTAGTTGTATAACCAAGACCAGTAGTTGATAATACCTGATAAACTCCAAGACCAACAGTATTTCCTACGCCAGGAGTTGAAATTGTTGCAGTAACAGGCATATCGGCAGAAGTATATCCATAACCAGAATTTGTAATTTCAATATTGGTTAAAATAATATCGTCAACTGTTGCTGTTGCACCAGAACCACCACCTCCACTAAATCCAATGATTGGCTTTGATGCACCAAATCCAGAACCTGGGTCATCTACATCAATATTAGTTACAATCATTTGAGTAATTGTAATTGCAGCACCAGCACCAGAATCACTATTTGCAATTGTAACTGTTGGTGGGACAGTATAACCAGAACCAACATTTACAATACGAATAGCAGTAATAGCACCAGAATCAGTATCTATAGATTTAAGAGACATTTGTGCCCCAGTTCCAATTCCACCAACAGGAGTAATTGTGATGGTTGTGATTCCTGTATCGTATCCAGTTCCTGGAGTGATTTGAATACCAGCATCACTAATACCAAGACCAACTCTAGTGACTGGTGTGGAAGTTGGTGTTTGATTGTAAGTAACTGTTGGTGATGATGTATATGCCGAACCAAAACCAGTTACAGTAAATGTGGAAATACCAAATCCTACATAACCAGTTGCAGTTTCTCCAGTTCCGACTGGAGAAACGAAAGTAGTTGTTGGAACAACATTGGTTACTACTCCAACAGTATTTAAAGTTGCATTTGTGACTTTCATAGAAACATTAGTCACAATCGCAGTGCTTCCAATACCAACTCCTGGGACAGGATTTCCTACAATAATTGGAGAATCAATGGTAATATTTGGGACTGTTGTAAATCCACTACCAGAATTTGTGATTTGAATGGAAGTTAATTTTGATTGTTCGTAATCGTTTGGAGTTAAGGTAGTATCAAGGATTACAGTAGTTCCTGTTGGAATTCCTACAATACTACTTGATGTAGTAAATATTCCACTAAATGATTGAGTGATTTCAGATGGAGGAGTACTTACCGTAATTGTTGCTTTTGCTCCTGTACCAATACCAGAAGAAACCAAAGAGACATCTTCATAAGTTCCTAGTGAATAATTTTGCCCAGAACTCAACCCTGAAACGGATGCAGTCCCCAATCTCAGTTGGTTGTTTGTGGTGACTTGTATATTATATCTCGCGCTACGATATTGAGAAGTGTTAAATGTATCAATCACAACCTCATTTGTGGATGTGGTTGTTACAATTCCTGGTGCTTCAATGAGACTTTCTACCAAGATTTGGTCTGCACGAATTGTTCCACTAACATCTAATGCATAACTTGGTTGAGTACCAATACCAAGACTTACTGAAGATGGATTATAATAAAGTCCATTAGAATCAACATAAAGATTTGTTATATCATTAGTTGTTGATGATAAACCAATGTAATAAAATTGGTCGTTTGTTGCTTCTTTGGTTACAACTGACTCTGATATTTTAACCGGAGTATCTAGTCCAACAGAATCCCATTCTACATTATTATTTCCTTTGGAAGTAAGAACTTGCCCAGATTCTCCAGGATTTCCGAGGTAATCATAAATTGCACCATAAAACCTTGATGATCCAAAGACATCTAGTTTATATTGTGGTATAGTAGAACCAATACCAACATTACCATTTAATGTTTTTACAACAGTAGATGATGTACCTACATTTAAATTATTTCTGATGTAACTATCATTTACTGTGCTAATACCTGAATATGATGTAGTTGCAGTAATAAATCCAACATCTGCAGTATTAGATTCAATTTGACCTGATATATTTACATTTCCTAGTACATCAAGTTTTTCTGTAGGAAGAGTAGAACCTATACCTACATTATTACTTCTAAATACAACTCCTGTTGCTCCTTCCAAAAATCCAGTTCCAGGGTCATAATATGGAATCTCATATGGGTTTCCTGGCGCAACCAAGTCAGTGACTTGAATTCTTATGGTTGCAATTCCAGTTTGTTTGTCCTCATCTGGGCTTACATAATCAACAGTAACACCAGCACCAACAAAGTTAAAGACATTAAAACTGTTTGCAATACCTACTTGAACATCATTATTAAAAACAGTAAATGAACCTGGAGATAATCCACCAACTGGAAGAGAAGTGGAGTTTAGCCAATATCTTTTTCCTGGATTTCCTGCAACATTTACAAGAATATAAGTATTGTTAAATCCAGTTGGAGGAATTGGATTTGCTCCAGTCGAAGATGGGCCAATTATAGGATCACCTAAATCTGGTTCCGCTTGGTCTAATCCAAGAAACTCATAACGGTCACTTGTGATTCCACTTTGCGCTCTTTTCTTTACTCTTTTTGAAAGGAAACCGTTAGACATTTTTTTTAATTATTGATTGGAAGTTTCAAGGATGCTTGCTAAGAATTTTAAATCAGTAGAAGAACTACCACTAATTGAAATGAATTCGCCAGATTCTAATACTAATTTTCCTGGTAGAAGATTTGCCGTATCGTTTGCAGGTATATTAAAGTCTTTTACAATTTCAGTAGTAACTGTGCCGACGCCAGAAAGATTCCTATTGTGATAAAAACTAATTGATTGAGTACTAGAACCTGTATTAGTGCATTGTGCGAGTAGAAATACTCCGACAAATCCAACAGGAGCATCATAAATTGATTCCGTAGTTAGTCCAACAACTTTTGGTATGGTTCTGAATGTATTTACGGCTGCTGCTGCAATAGCCATTTTTAGTTTTCCTCCTTATTCTGAAAGTGCTAGGATGAATGGGGTCATTGTTGTAAACAATGCTTTTGTAAAATCTCTACCAGATATTTGACCTGTTGCCTGATTGATCACTACTCCATCACCAATTTTGAAGTTTCCTGCCTGGTCGGTGCTTGTGTAGACCACAATACCACCATTATCCTGTACTACTTCATTTTCTGAGATTACAACACCACCAAGAGCAGGTTTTGCGGTGTTAATATCATTACCAGAACCAACCCATTCAAAAGAGTGAGAAGATGTAATTTGTAGACTCACACGATTAAAGTATACTGTTGTACCTACACTAACTGTATTATTTAGATTCTGTAGGAAAGATACTGTAGAAATTCCTGCAGAAGGTAAAGTTGCACTATCAACTTTATAATAAATTGGTTGCATCTTTGTTACTTCTGCCGTAGCAGTAGTAAATCCAATTGGTGGTGGGTCAATTGTAACAGTAGGTGGATTGAGATATTGAGTACCAGAGTTTACAATATTAATTGCAGTTACTCTACCAAAAGCATCAATTGTTGATGATGCCTGTGCTGTGATTCCATTATTATCATCTTCTGGAGGACTAATAGTTACTCTTGGAGCAGAAACATAACCTGAACCACTATTTGTAATCTCAATAGTATCAACAAAATTGTAAAGTTCTCCAAAGTAGCAAACTTGTCCATCATAAGGTCTGTAATTACCCAGACCAGAAATCTCCACAACATTGTTTCCTTTGATTGCATCAGTAACTGCAATTCCAGTAGAACGATATATTGATTTTGATGTAGCATCGCCAACACCATCAGCAACAAGACCTAATCTACCAAATGAAGAGTTGGAGTTTGTAATATCACATTGTCCACCAGAACCAGTGAAGATTGCAATATCATCACAAATTGTAAAAATAGAAACCAACTGGGCATAAGCACCATTGGTAATTGAAACTCCAATACCACCTTGATTGTATTGAGTGTAAGAATCAACACTCATTGTACCTGTTACACCAATATCATCTTTATCTCCAGGTTCTGCCTCAAATCCATCAATTTTCATTCCAATACTTCCTGGAACAAAGTTAGTGCAGTTTCTTACATATGGGCCTTGAGTGATTGGGCCAACTCCAGGAGAGTATGGTGGGAATACAACACCACCACCTTCATAAGTATGTGGAATTGTAGAAACCCCAGTATTCACAACAAATGTGGTTCCAGTTCCTATGACTTCTGTAACTTTAAAATCATAACCAAGATTTCCTGTTGGATATAATGTAGTTGTTCCTGCTCCACTAGTGCAAGAGAACTCTAGGTCGTGGAGTCTTACAAACTGACCAACCTTAACAACAACACCTGGAGCAGTAATTGTTGTAATTCCAGTTGTATTATCGTAAGAAGCAGTAGTAACACCAATCGCACGATTAACCACAAATCCACCACCAACATAATTGTGTGCGATTGTAGAAACACCAGTATTAATGACGAATGAACCATCATTATTGACTGATTCAACATCAAATTCATAACCATAAGCACCTGATGGATATTTTTGAGTTCCAATAGAACCACCAGAAGTACAATCAAAGAGTAGGTCTCTAACCTCTACAATATCTCCTGGTTTGACCGATAGTGTTGGTGCAAGGATTGTTGTTTCTCCAGAAGTATTATCATAAACCGCACTTGTGACTCCAATAATAGTGGTAAATCCAATACCGGAGTTTCCTGGGAATGTTGTATTGATTCCAGCACCAAGAACAGAAAGTCCTTGATCTAGTATTGTAGTTACAACTCCAACACAAGAGTAGATTGCGGAAACAACATTAGCACATCCATCAATTGCATTGTTAAATCCAGTCAGTGGGTCTACTTGGATAGAAAGGTCTTTTACTTGGGTAAATTCATTTTGGAAATTACCATATTTCTGTACTGTTCCACCAGAAACATAAGTATGTGGAAGAGTTGATTGTCCAACAACAACCTCGAAAGTATTTGGATTTGGTACTGATTTTACATTGAAGATATATCCCAGATTTCCACTTGGATAAGTAACAATACCGGGACCAGAAGGACAAGTAAATCCTAATCCAACAATCTTAACAGCATCATTTTCTGCAAGACCGTGATTTGATGCGGTGATTGTTGTAACTCCAGTGGTATTATCATAAGTTGCATCTGTGACTGTAGTTCCTAGACCAACTGGTTGACTTCCCCAAGTTGAGTTATTAATAACCGCTCTTGCAATACCTGCCGCATATTTTATTGTATCAATAGTCGCATCCTTTACACTATATCCATTTACATCAGTACCACCAATATGAACTAAAGCACCATCACTATAATAAGATAAACCAGCACCAACACATTTGAGGTTTCCTCCTCTTGTGATGTCGTGTATTACACACTTCAGTATGTCTTTGATGTCGTCGCTACAGTTTGAAGGATCTACTGGACTTCCTTCACCATCAACTACCTGAAAAACTGGGTCGCTTACTTGAGTTCTACCTGCACCAATATATTGAGTACTAGTTAAGAAACCAACAGACTCTTTTGCGATATAATCTAAGTTATAACGAATCATTCTTGCAGCATCAAAATATCTATCAGTTGATACACCTGCAAGTGGTTGTAGTGCTACAATCGCAGCACCATCAGTCATTGTATTACCAATAAAACTCAAATCTGTAATGTGACAACTGTTATTAACATAGAATAAATCTCTATCAAGGTATTTTGGAGTTACAACACAGTTACGAAGTTCTGTTCCTTCAACTGCAACTCGTTTAGAAAGATAGATTGGGTTTTCTTCGACATAAACTCCAGGATAAACCTTGATTGTATCTCCAGGGAAAGCAATTGCTGCTGCTGCTTTAATTGTTCTCTTAGAATCGCTTTCTGTGAGACCACCATTAGAATCACTACCATTTTGAGTTACAAAAATTGTCTTTCCAATTGGGAAATAAGAATCAATTCTAACAGAACCTTTCCCTTCTGATTGAGTGGAAGACAACCTAATACCAGTGCCTGCTGTAAGTTGCGTGACGATTCCAGTAACTGCTGCTGCATTTCCAAGATATGATATTGCATCAACTGTTGTTGCTGTAAGTATACCAATATTTGCATTTGTTGCGGAAAGTACACCAACAGTTGCAGTGCCAGATACATTAGCATTTGTTGCTGTTACAAATCCAATTGTTGCAGTAGTTCCAACACTGATACTACCGGAAACTTTGATGTTTCCACCAACATCCAATCTTTCTGTTGGAGATGTAGAACCAATACCAAGATTTCCTGGGTCTGGGACAAAAAGTAATTCACTTTTTGCAATACTAATAGGTTGGAACCCAGAATTTTCTACGAATGTTGGATAATAAGTAGTTGTTGTACTTATGTTTCGTATCGCTGCATTTGATGCTGAAGACCAATTAGGAGGTAAACCAGAACCTCTTGAAACTAATACTTCTCCCTCAAGTCCAGCATAAAATTCTCTTGTGATAAAAATTTCAACTTCTTGGAGACCATCAATTTGACCGTGGTTCCTTGATATTCCAATGGAATTAATACCAACAGAAGTAACTACCGTTCCTTCTGAAATTAATGTTCCTTCATCATCAACAAAGTCAGAAATCTCAATTCCGGTTGTATCAATTCCACTGATAATACTTCTATTATCACCTGAAAGAATACCAACTCTGGTTGTTAATTGTCCACCTGCAAGATATACTGACCCACCAAATAAAGTTGTTCCTCTAATATCAAGGTCATAATTTGGTTGGCTGGTTTTAATGCCAACTTTACCACTATTATCAATAATAAATGAAGTGGAATCTGGGTTTGCACTATCTTCAACTTTTAGCGCATTACCAGAACCTGTTTGAGTAATTCTTACTAGTTCACTTGAAGTTGAACCAGAAAATATACCAGTAGTTACTGATACAATCCCACCAATTACATCAGTAGATGTTGTTGCTGTACCAGTTAGATTTCCATAAAAGTTTATAGCAGTAACAGCGCCAGAAACATTAATATCTGTTGCTGTTACAAATCCTAATGTACTTACTCCAGATACATTTAATTGAGTTACTGATGCAATACCACCAATTACATTCGTAGATGTTGTTGCTGCAGATGCAATTGGAATATCCCAAATTGGAGGTAATCCATTTCCTTGTGATATTAATACATCACCTAGTTTACCAGATTCTTTGTACCTAGAAAAAATAAATACGGTTGTTGCTAAACCAGAAGAATTGGTGTGATTTGGAAGTATTGTTAGTGAACTGCTCCCAATTCCAGTTACTCTAGTATCGCTTTGAATATATGTTCCGCCCAAGTCAACCAAATAATCTCCAACCAGAAGACTACTTGTATCAATACCAGATATTACATCAAGTGAAGTGTTGGATACAATACCTGCAGCAATCTTAACAAGAGCATTTTCTGTTGGAACATAAAAACCACCAGACAGAGATAAATTACCACCAACTGATAAGAGGTAATCTGGGGATGTCGTCCCAATACCAACAGATTGCCCTTCAGTATATATTAAATTTTCTGCAACTTCAATACCATGACGAACAACAAAATTCTTTTGAATTGCCATTTGTCTCCCTAGAGGTTCACTATCCCCTCTTTTTCTTATTATTTATAACTTTAAAAGGTCAATCTGGTTCCACTCTTGTTTTTACTTCCCAAGTTTCAGTGAACGAATTTCCAATTTTTAATATTGCAGACACTGTAGTATCATAAGAAGATGATGCAGTTATTCTAAGACTTATTTTATCTTCATTAATTACCTCTATTGGTTCATCATCAAAAGATTTAACTATTATACCTTCTCTTTCTATTTGATATTGTGCTCCACTTGATATAATTGTAACTGGTAATGATGAATTTAAACTTAATTCAGAAACAGTAATTTGATTACTAATGCAAATTTCATTTAATTTACGAAAATTCTGATTCTCAAAATCTGATGGTGTAAATGTAACATTAAGATTTTCTACTTCTGTCTTAACATTCCAAGTTGTCGTAAATGTTCCTACTCTAACACCAACATCTTTTGGTGTATTAAAATTATCTGACGATATTGTTTGCAATTTTACTATACTTCCATTATGAACCTGAGTTGATGTTAATGCAACTTTTTCATCAACTATAATTCCACTAAAAGAACCTTCGGTAATATTTGCACCAAATTTATAATAAGGATTTAATCCAGAGATGGTTACATAATTGCTAGTACTAATTGTTGATGTAGTCTGATTTAATAGATTTGTAAACTCAAAAGAATTTGGTGTTTCGTCAAGAGTTGCTGTCCTTACAATCCAATTTTGTGTCGTTTTTCCAACGGATACTATTGGTTCGTAGACAGTATTATAATCACCAACAAAAGGATCTACAGGTTCATATACAGAACCAAATCTTGGATTAAAATCGTTAAATACAAAACGATTCGCATCAAAAGAAGTTTTTGGTAATTCTGGAGTCAAATTTGTAGTTAATTTTATATTGACTGATTGATTATTTGTGATTGTCCCTGGAGAAGTAGTGAAACGATTATTTGGATCTGAGTATTCATCAAATGTTGCCTCATATGCTCTATCATTATCAAAAGTAACTGTTTGTCCATTATCAAATACATTGCCGGTGGTAGAATAAGAATATCCATCAGTAATTGAAATTCTCAGAATACTCTTAATTCCAGTAATTTTAGCATACCCAGAGTAATATGTGTCTCCAGGTGTTGCGTCAAATACATCTACCCAATCAAAAAAATCAGGGATTTCGCTTATGTTGGGTCTATAAGCATATTCTGATGCATTACCAATCGCTCCTAGTATCGGCATCTTTGATTATACGTATTGTGATTGTGATGCTAAAACAGTAAATGTATTATCTGCTGTTTTTATAATAACATAAGTATAACTATCTATACTATTTGCGTTGCCGAAAGTTGGAGCAATTCCACCAAACCATTTTGGCGTAACAGTATTTCCATCAATTTTAACACCAATGTTATAGTGTGATGAATTGCCAATTGTTGCTAAGAAAGCAACCGTGATAGAATCACCAACATCTAGCAATTGATTTAAAGTTGTTCCATCAGAATATCCGGTGAAATTTAAAGTCCAATTAGTAGAAACATTTTTAGTATAATAATAGACATTATTATCCCCCAAGTAAATTGGAATATCAATTGAATTCTCAAAGTTATCGAAGTCTGGCCAATCAATTGTAACAATCGTTGCCTTTTCAATAATTTCTGTTACATTAAGTAGACCATCAATGAAAGTTCTACCAGTTACTGATAATTTTGCATTTGATTTTGCTGTAGTTCCAATTCCTACATTAGAACCAGTATAAATTCCAACTCCAGGTTGGACGATCCAGGTTGATTCTAATCCAGATAATCCAGACCCATCACCGGAGAAAGTTCCAGTCCAAACGCCATCATATTGACCACTACTGTTCTGAATTGGGCCAAATTTTCTCCACTCATTATTGGTAGTATAAACCCATCCTAAATGTCCGCCATCATCTGGTCTTGAATAATATTCAGCATCTCCGGCATTACCAGAAATAATTGGAGTTGAAATACCAACAGTATATTTCCTGGATATTGTGGCGTCTCCTTGTAGATATAAAGAATTAGCTTCAATTCCGCGTGAAGAATTAGAAGTTATTTTATCATTAAAGACAACTGGGCCATTAAATTCAGAAACATTATTTCCACCTTTACCTCCTTCTACTCTAATAGAACGAGTTACATTGATATTTTCTGTATTAACTATGTTAATAGCAGCAGCAGTTCCAGTTTCTACAAAGATTTCTTCTCCACGAACAGAAGGAACTGGAGCATCAAATACATCTTCTTGTCCTGTAGCAGAACTTACTCTCTTGTTTCCAATATAAAAATCGCCATCATTATTCATTCCAGTATAAACATTAATACCACCATCAACTTTGAATGATTGCGATAATAACTCTTCCTGTTCTGTAATTTGACGATCTTGGCGATCTGGGAATGCATTAGAATAATTACCAGGGCCGAATCCGACATACTCAAAAGTATGACCAGAAGCACGAAGAATAGAATGTCTGCGGAATTCTATTGGATATGGATGTATTTTTCTAACAACAGAACCGGAAGCGTGAGCAGAATTACGAGTTCCTAATAATCCTCTGAATATAGAAACTGGATTTCCATTAACAGTTTGACTAATTCTCATAATCTCATCATCAACTTGGATATAATCTCCAATTTTTAATCCAGTAGAATCAATAGATGTGATTGAAATTGATGTCGCCGTTGCACTAATTGCTGCTGATGTAATTGTAGTAATTCCGGCATATTGTTCTACGATTCGCTCTTCTTCTCTTCCAGTATTGTTTCCACCTTTAGAACTATAACCATAAGGATGAATAATGATAGTTCCTGTTGTTGCTGGAGAGGAATCGCTAAACCCAATATCTAGGTTAATAGAAGTTAAAGAATTTACTTTGGAGACCAAGAAATCTCCATTATACAGTGAAGAATCCGCACCAGATATTTTTACTTTATCAGAAACAGAAAGTCCGTGTGCAGTGGAAAAACCTGCAGTAGCAATTCCTGTTATATTATTATAACTAAAAGGACTTGCTATTAGAGATTTTCCAGTCAAATAAGAATTTGAATTCGAAGTTATACTAACTCCAATTCCTGTTATTGAAGGAGAAGTAATAGAACCTGCGGAAGATACTACAATTTCTCTGCTTGATGGTACAGAACTTATTCTGTACAGATCATTGTATTGGGTATAATTCTCATTAGAAATTCCAAATAGAGAAATAACTTCATTCGTGTGATCATAAATTGAGGATACTGTAACAGTTTCTGGAATATGGCCATTGGTTGTAGCAACACCTACAACAGTCAGTGTATCTCCAACTTCATATCCACTACCACCATTACTAATTTCAATATCAGTAATTTGCCCAGATGGGTTGATTTTAATAACTGCAGAAGCACCTTCACCAGATCCACCCGATAGTTCGGCATTATATAACGTCTCAACTGTACCAGTAGTTCCATATGCAAAACCATCACCAGTAGTTGTTACTCCAGTAATTGGATTTAATCCATGATCTATATTAGTATAGAAAGTATGTGCTGTGCCGGTTGGATTACTGATAATAAAAGTAATACCAAAACCAACTCTATTTTCAACTAAGAGTTGATCTAAACTCTCTCTGGTTATACTCTTCTGTGGGTCATTGACTACAACTTGACCGATTGGGTCTGGGAGAGCAAAACTTTTTGATGGTAATGGATCGGAAATTACATTATCCCTATCAAGTTGTGGATAGAAATATTGTACTGGTTGGGATAATCTAACATCTTCAAATGGTGCAACATTGGGTTTATTTGAAGAATTAATAACGGATAGATGATAAATTCCATCTTGTTGATTTTGAATATATTCTTGGACTTGTTCTGTTCTATAAACAATATAAGTTCCAGGAAGTTTTTTGCGATTATAATATGGAAGTGAAGTATTTCTTATTGAATTATTATCCAAGAAAGTTCCAGGATCACCAATCAAAGCATAAGAAAATTTCCTTCTACTTGGAATTGAAGTTATAGTATAAGTTCCATTATAACCAGAAGTAGATAGTCCACTGGTATTATTTGAACTTAATACATTTAATACTTCTACCTGAGATCCTACAGAAAGATTATGAGGAAGTTCAGTTTCAATAGTTGCAACTGAACCAACCCAAGAAGCATTAGAAATAAACCTGGTGCTTCTGAGTTGAGATGAATTGGATAATAATTTGGTTGTATTATCTGGACTATACTGAAGTTCTATCTCATCAGTACTGGAAATCAAGGAGGTGGAATCTTGAATAATATATCCATCAAGTGGAGGTCTTGCTTTTATTGGAGAATCACTTGGAATAACATATCTAAACTTATAGAGCGTATCTTCTAGATTTCTTGTATCTGGGACTCTTGTAAAATAAGTTCTTGGACTTACTGAAATACCAGAAGAAGAAATTGCATTATATATTGCATTACCAGAATTAACAGTCAAATACCACTGACTATTACTAGAATCATATTGAATAGGATGTCCAATATCGCCAGATGATTTATCAGAAACTCTACTGACTACTTTTAAATTTGCTGTTTTTTGAGTAAATATATCTACAGCAGAAGAAGCAGAAATTCCATTTCGTGCATCATTCAATGAACTAGCAAGGCGTATTTGATTATCACCAATAGTAGTTGCTGTTGAATTAGTAATCACATAATAAACTGTATTGTGATCTAGTCCATCAGGTAGTTCTCCTGTTTCACTGATGATTCTTACAGTTTCTCCATTGATAAATTCGTGGTCTTCTGTTAAAGTAATTGTATTTGATGCGATAGCATTGCTCCCATCACTTTTTGCAACATTATATTCTTTTTGGTATGTGGTTCCATCAGAACCATCCATTACAATAGTTGCGGAATATGTTGTTGAAATACCAGAATTGGACAAAACAACATTCAGTTGATCGTTCCGCTTTGCACCGATTCTATAACCATCAATAACATTGAATGGTTTTGAATTTTCATTAGTTTGATTATAAAGATAAAGTTTTGTATCAACTCCAACATTAAATGTTTTTGAGACATCAATAGCATCAAATTCAATTGTGATTTCTGGTGCTGTTATTTCTTTTGGTGGTATAATATGACTGATATATCCCAGGTCGTCTCTGATAAACTTTTCGTCTCTGAATCCTCTAGAAACCAATGACTTTGCGCCAAAGTTTGAGTTGGAGTTGGTGATGGACATATCGCCACCACTGACTGCCTCAAAGTGCTGTGCATATCCAATTGCAAAAATTGATACACATTGAATAAATGCATTATTACTTGCCTTAATATGGTAAGACTCATAAGAAGGTCTATATCTCGCAAGAGAATCAGAATAAATGTTTATTACATCATTAGTATCAATATAACTATTAGAAGTTGGATCATATTTCACAAATGCATTATTATCTTTCTGTAGAGAAATGCCGGTAAATTGAGCAACTACCATGCTCTTAAATCCATTTACAACACTTCCATCTGCATGAAGACCACAAAGACCATAAACAGATCTTAGAGAACAGTTGAAAATATAAGGAGATGCTGATGTAACAGTATCTACAACAATGTTAAGAGTTCCTTGTCCGACGATAGAATCATTACCAACTGGAGGGGCAAAAGAAGTTGCATATTTAATTTCTGTATCACTAACAACTTCTTTGACTACATATTGTCCTGCGAAAGTACTGATTCCAACTCCATTGATGCGAATTGGAGTATCTACATCCAATCCAGTAACACTTTCTGCTAATGTTACTGTAATCTCTGTTCTATCACCACCACCAAGACCATCGCCAGCACGAATACTTGTAATTCCTACTTCTTGTCCCCGAGAACCAACAATTCGGTATTCGTCAATTTTTGGTTCTATGTCTACGACATTTGGATAGTCATTTGGTATTTCTTTTTCTCCTGCCGAAGGCCCATAAGCAAGACCAATCTTCTGGTAGTAGATCTCTAGGTCGGTTCTATCAGTAGAATAATTATTGTATATATCATTGATTACTACTGGATTAACACCATCAGCATATTCAAATGCTGTTAGTTTATTATGTGAGAAATTAGGAACAAATGTGTTATTGTTGTAGTCTTTATAGCAAACTCCATTTGGGTTTGCATCAAAGATAGACATTTGCCACAAGTAACATGCACCAGTAACTCTGAAAATAGCAGACCTTTCTATATTATCGTTTTTTGGGTCTGGAACATATTTGGGTCTTATTTTGACTTTACGCAAATCTTGTCCAACCAGAGAAACTCCCCTTGGGAGAAAAACTCCACCGTGAACTGAGTTGAATTTATAAAGAGCATTATTGTCCGATGTAATATCAAAGTTCGTCTGTAAATCAAACTGATAAAAGTCATTTGAGGTTTCCCCATCTCTTTTGAGGAATGATGACCCGGACAGAGGAATCCATCCAGGACGATTATCGACTATATGTTCTCCTGGATACAAGAGAATTGTGGTGTTTGCGAATGTGTCGTTATTGAATCCAGTTCTATAGGAAAATCTGGAAGCCTCTACCAAAGCACGCTGGATTGTTTTGAATGGACGTGCCGGACTAGTGCCGTCATTCTCAATGGAATCAGTAGCATCTAATGCATTTCCGTCAACATGAATTACATTTCCTCTGATTGAACGAAGAAAATTTTCTAATCGTGACAAACCCATCTTATTATCGCAATAAGTTCTTTATTACTTATTTATCTTCATCTATTCTTGGTCTTCTAGTCACTTTCCATCCTTTATGGTGTAATCTAACTCCCCTAGAGACCTCTCTAATTTTGCAGGAATTTAAATTATTTCTAGCACAAAAATCTTCACAAAACACAGTTTCTGTGACAATTCCTTCTGGAGAAATAAAAGTATATACATATTTGCAATTGGATAATTTTATTTTTTTGTTATGTTCTTGTGTATGTTTTCTTCCTCGTATTTTCATCCCCTGTTTTCGTTTTGATTCTTCACTGCGCTTTCTTCCTATATTTACTGCGTTCCCTATTAGATGACTCATATCAAGATTTAAATATTTTGCCCACTTGTCTATTAGAACAAAACTACTCTTACTTGTTGGTTTCATCCCTAATTTTTTAATAATTTCTGTTTTTGTTAATGAACTATTCACTATTTCTATAAATTTATTTCTAAAATCTTCATTTTTTACTTTTAATGTGCTTTTAGATATGCCTTTTTGTGCCCTTGACATTCTAGATCTTTGTTCTGGTGTTCTTTTTTGTCCTCTAATTTTTTGTGCTATTTGTTCTACCAACTCTGGGGGATGTTTTCTCCCTAAATTCTTTTCTCTTAATTTTTGCTTTGAACATTCTTTCATCGGAACTCCAGTTCTATCTTCGCTATATCGTTTTTTAGTATTTTCGTATAGATGAGAATTTCGATACTTTCCCCTTCCTCCCATTATGACATGAGCATTTGTCATCTTTTTGGTATTTCTATGATTTCTTCCATACCTATTAATGCAAATTCTTTCTAATAAAACATGGGCAATGTAATGTTCTCTTGCTGTTAGATGTACTATTCTTTTATTTTTCCCAAAGATGCTAACAGGAAACACATGATGCGCTTCCACATATAAATTTAATTCTTTTGCTTTCTTTTTAGTATAACCTCTTTTTTCTGCTTTTCTTATAAGGTTACAATAAATTTTTAAATGATTCATAAAACTATCCTTTAGTTAACCGCACTAATATTTATACAAGAAAGGGAGCATTGCTGCTCCCCTCCACCTTACAGATTGCGGTCAACTAAGGCACTATTATTTATAAGACCTAAAACAAGAAAAAAGAACAAAAAGCAAAAATAAAATCCCAGAAAGTTCTAAATTATCCATAAGAACTTATAATTTGTCTCTACTTTTTATATATTCCACAGTGTTCTTTGCAGCAATAATAGCATCATCCATAGTTAGATTCTGTCCCGATTCTTGCCTAATAATAGGTCTAGATGAATCACAAACAGTCCAACGCCATTGTCCCATGGACTCACAGAACCAGATTGTTAGTTTCATTCTTTGTATGTTCCAATTTAATCCAATTCAGAAGTGCATTAAATTCTGAACGCTTTTCTTCTGTAAAATCACAACCTTTATTGGACAAGTAGTGGTCAATCGCTTCAATTGCGTTTTTACGGTCTTTTTGTGAAATTAGTGACATAAGATTTAATCTACAGGCAACATTTCTGGGTTTTCCAACTCAACTTCATATAAAAGTGGGTGGCATTCTTCTAAAATTAAATAATAAGAGGATTGGTATAAATCCTCAGGCTCAAAGCGTCTTTCTTTATCTGCCAATTCAATTAGTTCCAAATCAAATAAAGATTCGTCTGGTAAATCATCAAAAGTGAATGGAACCTGATTCAAAAAGTACATCAGAACAATCATTGTTCCTTTATTGTACCATACATATCGGGCATCAATTCTGTACTTCATAGGATTGGTTCCCCAGTACTTTTGTTTATTTAGAGGATATACTTTTGACTTGTGTGACTAAGAACATCTAATCATACAATAAGTTTGCTAAATTATACTCGCAGTCGGATTCGAACCGACCCTTGAACGATTTTCTTACCACTATAGATTTCCCTACCAATCATAAGATTGTTTGTGGTCTGGACTTTCTCTTTTCCATATCCATTAGGACTTAGGAACCACCTGTTAAGCCTCTACACGTTCAAGATTTCTCTTGCTTCGCTCGGGATTGCCTTATTCATAAGAACTTAGGTTTCCCCGAATTTAAGTGGATTCACACATAGAGTTTCCTACTATGGTGCTCAAATTGTTAAAGTCGTTTGCCTCTTCCGCTGGGCTATGCGAGCAATAAGACAATCATAAGACATAAACCTTATGATTGTCAAGTCCTCGTTTCCAGACTTGAACTGGAACTCCTTTCGGAAGCGGTTTGAGACCGCCGCGGATACCGATTACGCCAAACGAGGAGAAAAAAACCAAAAACTTACACTTGGTAAGTAATTGGATTATACTTCAGAAACTCAAAGAATGTCAAGCGCATTTCTTTTTCACTCATCCCACAATGTTTTGCTGCTTTGGGAAGATTCCATTTTGCACGAAACAAGTTCTCATTTGCTTCCTTTACATTCTCTGGAGTTGTTTTCACTGGTTCTTCTTTCAGTGCTTTATAGTTAATGCGATAGGGATTCATAATGAAAAAAGTATCGTGTGAGAATTTTTCTGGGAAAATTTTTGAGACCTAAATGGAATTAAAAGTCAATTTTGGTTTTAGAGTGGATTAGCGTAAGAAAGTGTCTCTTCATCCACTGTAGCACGGACAAATTCTAACACATTCATAAACTCTTCCACCGTATCGCAAGTCACTTGTTTTTCTGTCCCCTCATTGGAATAAAGATATACAGTTCTTTTGATTGGATCCACTACACATTTTGATAGATATTCTTCTTGCATTCAATCAGTACTTTATTACCCAAGTATCATAGCACAAGTCTGGAGAAAAGTCAAGTGATTGAATTGTGGTCTTTAGTATTCAATGATGACGAGACCATTATTATGACCCGCACTAGAGGTTCCGACAGTAACAGCGATTTCAGCACCAGATGTTAGTCCAGTAATGGTTTTCATCGAAAATCCACCGCCAGCCGTACCTCGGGTATTGCTGAAACCACCATCCCCTCCTCCAGGAAATCCACCGCGCCCAGGTCTAAATTGTTGAATACCAACCGACGAAACGGATCCACAACCTCCACCGCCACCATTTACACCATCTCCACCGGAAACAAAATTCGCAGAATAGTACCCACCACCACCACAACCAATCAAATCAATAGAATTAATACCAAGTACATGTCCAGTAGCCGGAATAATCTCATACAGAGTCGTATTACTGTATACAATAAGTCCACCATTTCCTGCTATTCCATTTCCTCCACTTTCTACAACATTAATAAGGTGCCCACCATTTCCACTAGTAACGCCACCATTACCAAATAAATTAGCAGCGCCTCCTCCACCACCATAAATCTGAGAACCCCCAGTAGTATTAACATCTCCACCATCCCCTTCTCCTGGAATAAAAGAACTCGATTGCAGTGGTCTAGTTGAACCAGTGGCTCTAAAAACTTTTTGTCCGTCAATAGAACAAGATGATTCTCCTGCAGTATAAATTCCATCAATAGAATAATCATTAACATAACCACCAGCACCCCACATTCTTACTCTAACTGTTGAGATTCCATTAGGAACTCTAAAAGTTCCACTTCTATAGAAGAATTTTAGTTTTCCAGTACCAAATGGCCCATCAAGTGGATATATGTTTCTAATATTACTATCGCCACCAAAAAACTGACCCAAATTACTCATTTAACTTATTCTCCAACCTAAGGTATTATTAATATATATGAATGTTAAAGTAACATATCCGGCATTGATAGTAATATCTTCAGAAAGTCCCATAATATTATTACTACCATATCTTTTAACAACTGTATCTTCATAATTACCACCAATACCGATCACAACTCTATCTCCAATAGAAGGAGAAGATGGTAGAGTCAAAGTTACTCCACCTGATGTAACAGTACAATATTCAAAGTTTGATAGGATCTTATCTACTGATGTTGTTGTGATGGTATAATCTTTAAAATTCAAATTATTTCCATCACCAAGAGAAGTATAAATTTCCTGGAAATTACTATTGATTTTTACTGCACCATCAACTAAAGTATCTCCATCACCTTGATTTGGGCCAGTTCCAGTTGATATACCTTGATACGCCATCTTAAGTGCTTTTTAGTTATTTATGTTCAAGGATTTATCTGAGTATTGTTTTTTTTTGTTTTGATGGAATCAAGAGTTGATTGGAATTTCTAGTGGAAATTGTTTTTTCTCAATTTCTTCCCAATCAAAACCATTCCATTTTTTACCAAGTAGTGATGTATCATAACTTTCAATTCTTATGAGATTTGGATATTCACTCATATCTCCAGAAAGTTCCGACACAGCCATACAAATATTTTCTTCGTTAATTTGTGCGTAATAAAAAGACATTGTTTTTACCTCAATAATATTCTACAAGTTGCCAAGATATTTCTGGTGGGATAGTGGAAGAATTAAAAGTATTATTCCCAAGATGAAATCCAATAGTTGCACTAATTGTAGTACTACTTGTTAATTCAATCATTGCTAAAACTGAAAAAGAATATGCTGAACCCTGACCAAATGAATTTACAATCCTAAAAGTAGACGCACCATTTTTTGTCCCCAAATGGTATAAAATTGATTTAGATGTATTGACTTCATTTATTTGTACTATATATGGAGTATAAGAAGAAGAAAATTCTGGGGTTGGTAGAGCAATTGTCCCTCTCTGAATACTTTTAATTCTTCCTCCACCCAAAAATTGACTTAAATTATTCATTTAACTTACTCTCCAACCTAAGGTATTATTAATATATATAAATGTTAAAGTAACATAACCAATATCAATAGTAAGATTATCGGTAGACCCCATAATCTTACTACCATTTCTTTCAACAACTGTATCTTCATAATTATCACCAATACCAATTATAACTTTATCCCCAACAGAAGGGTCTTCGGGTAGAGTCAAAGTTACTCCACCTGATGTAACAGTGCAATACTCAAATTTTGATAATAATTTATCTCCTGATGTTGTTGTAATAGTATAATTAGCAAAGTCTATTGCATTATTAGCATCATCATAAGTAACAGTCAAACCTGTTTGAATACCTGCATTAATAGCAGCACCAATAGCATCTTGTACTCTCTCATCGGTATAGTAAAGATTTGTTCCTTCGGATACTTTGTCTGTATTCAAGTCAATTGTGGAACCATCACCAAGTGCAGTATAAATTTCCTGGAAATTATTGTTGATTTTTATTGCACCAGTCAATAAACTATCACCACTATTATCATTTGGTGTAGTTCCAGTTCCTATACCTTGATAAGCCATCTTTTAATACTTTTTAATTATTTAGTCTCTGCAAGAATAAGATAATAACATTCTATCGGAAAATTACCATAAGACTGCAAACGAACTTCTTTAACATCTACGGTCTTTACAATAATATCTTGTGGAGCACCACAAGGAGTTAATGATACTGTAATTGTTTTTGGATTAACAGTATCTTCCCATTCCTTTGGAAGTTGGATTGAAGTATTATTAAACACTTTTCCTCGTGCAATAACTAAATTATCAGTGTTTGTATAAAGTGTGTTTTTCATATCGCGTCTTGCGTATTAATATAACCAATTAAACTATTATATCTATCTACTTCTTCATTCTCTCCTCCTATTGATTGTCTAAGTCCCCATATTTGTAGTGCATATTTATTTCTCTCTTCTCTTAATGCATTTGCAGCATTAACTTTATCTTGTGTTGTTAATAATGCTACTGTCGCATCTCTAACGCTTTCTGCTGTTGTTATATTATTATTGAATGTTGTGCAACCTTCTTGACTTATTGATTCATACACTTCGGCAGCAATTGTTACTGGATTGTATTCTGGACTTACTATACTTCTTGTATATCCCTTTGATGCAGGATCGCCTTGATGATCAACTGGTAGATCTGTAAATCCAATTTTATAATGAATTTGTCCTGCCCCCACAAGAGGTTCCTTAATTTCTTTTCCTTTCTTTTCTGTTCCTTCTAATTCTGGTTTCCATTCTTGTGTTTGTGGAGGACTTCCACTATTATCAATCTCAATTTTATATCCTCTTCCCAAAGTAGAAGAATCCATAATACCAATTGCTTCCGGTGAAAATGGATTTTTAGTAAATTTTACGGAATACTTAAATCGTGCTAATTGCGCTTGCGGATCATCAGGGTCTACAACAATAGTAAATGTTACATAAGACCCATCACTTTCTGGGAGTGAAGCAAAACCAACTGTATTATTTTGAAGAATAATTGTAGAAACTTCAAGTGCAGTTGTTGCAATTCCAGTTATAGTTTCAATCTGGTTTGAATAGACAACAGTAGATCCAAAACCAACAATAGTGTTGTAATCACCGGAAAACACCCCATCTTTGCCGGAAATAACAAGATTGGTTGGTTCGTATTCTGTTATGAGTTCATCAGAGACCTGAGAAATGATTGCAAGTTCTGTTGACCCAGTTCCAACAAAACCAATAAATTCTCCGATTGTGGTGTCTCCAATATCCTTTAGATATGGTTGATCATAAAATTTAACTCCATAGAGATTTTCTGAAGTATTGCCCGCCCCAATCACTACAGTACCAGCAGCATAAGTTGTGATTCCACCAGAAGAATCTAGGTGAGTTATACTGTCAGCAAAACCAACATCCCCTAGTTGGTCAACTTCAAGTGAAACTTCATAATTAACTTCTCCTCCGCCACCATCAAAAGTGGTTACGCTAGTAATCTTCCAAAACAAATCAGTTCTGCAACCACCATCAATTCTTGATTGATATGCACTTCTCACTGCAACCATAGAGTCAGTTACTAAATTGATGTCCCCAACTAGGTCAGAATCAATTGCTAAAATTCCTTCATCATACAGTTCTTTTTCTGCATCTACAAGTAATACCTGAGTTTTAAAATGTTCAATATTACTAATTTTTTGTGATGCCTTGTTTCTAGAATCTCGTATCAAATCGTCAGATAAAGCCATTTATTTTGTCCTCATTTCATTTCCTTCATATTCAATCTCAAGGTCTGAGACATCTTTTCTTTTGCCATAAACAACATAACTACAATTTATTGCTCCACCAGAATTATTTTGTATATTTATTTTAGTTCCCCACTCAATTGATTTCACAAATAACTCTTGGTAAAATTCGTGTGGGGTCAAATTAACAGTAATTGATTCCGCATCTACTAATCCTCTCCAATATTCAGGCAAGAGAATTACATTACTATCTTTTAATTTTCCTCTATAATATACACCAATCTCTGGGCCTTCTATACAAGCGTGAACTAGTCTATGATTCTTTTTTGTTGGATGTGGAATATCAAATTCTTTCCAAGCCTGGACATTAATTGTTCCTCGTAAGGAAACATTATTACAAACTAAACTACCATCGACAATGAGATTGCCGTTGATGACTTTATTTCCATTATCAACTGTCGCGCCAGAAACAGATTCTTTACCATTTCTTGCTTCTGCTCCACTTTCTGCAACTACTCCAGTAAGAACTTTATCGCCATTCCAGGTATATCTCCCAGTGCCAGTTAGTGATTCTGTTCTAATATTAATAAATGTATCATTGATAATATTGACTACAATAGAATTTACAGAAATTCCTACTTTACCTGCGATGTCTCCAAGTACAACATCAATTTGAGTTGGAGAAAATCCCTTAGAAGAAACCTTAAAAATAGAAGGAGGTATTGTAGTTGCATCAGTATTAGAGCACCTTGCAACCATTAAGTTTGCTTCTGTTGATGGATATGTTATAGGATCGCCAACAATCATTGGCCCTTCAATATATGCTGATCCTCTAATTTCTGTTGGGCCTACTCCAAGTCCAACTGGATTTCCAAGACCAACAAATAATCTTTTTCCTACGAATAAATCAGGTACTTTCATCTATTTTGTGTTTCGTTTTTATATGGGATTCCACTAGCAGACTTTGAACCATTAAGACTTGTTGCTCCATCTGCAGCATCAATCAATCCTCCGTAAATATTTAATATTCCTTTGCCTATCAAATTAACAGTATTTTCTGAAAAAAGTTTTGTGGACACTTTCGAACTAATGCTAATACTCTGTGCGTCCATAATAATTTTTTCATTTGCACTTAGATCTATGACTCCATTTTTTCCATCACCACCAGTTGCCTTCAGGTTGATATTTTCTCCCTCAATCCTCACTCTTCCACTTGCCTTAATAACAATATCTCCACTGACTGCCTCAAAATAAATTCCAGGAATTCCACTAGGGACATTATCTCCTGCCTTGACCTGAAATGCTCCTGGAGATCTACAAACAGTTCCATATTTTAAATGAGTATCTCCAGTAGAACTCATTGCAATATAATGCTTTGAGTGGGCACCACTTCTTACCAAAAAAGAAAATAAATTATTCCGATCATCAATATGACCGAACTTTATTTCTCCATCTTTGTTTCCGTATCTTATGGTATGGTAATTTTCTCTCGCCATTATTGTGGTACTCTAAAGAATGTTGTTTGTGGAACTTTACCAACACAATCAACCACAGAAATAATTTGATCCTGTATTCCTGGATCGGCGTATTGATCTTCTGATACTCTATCTATACAGAATCTTGGAATTAATTTGGCATTATTTCCCGTCTCACTTTCAATGTAGATTCTAGGAACATCTTTAAATCCTTCACCAAAAGAAGTAATTTTAATACTCTCTAAGGCACCAAATGCACCAAACTTTGGAACTGCAATTGCTCCATTATCTGGCGAAATAACTATCTTATCATTTTCATTATAACCAAATCCTGCGGTTTCAATCTCAAGTCCACAAAGATATAAAATAACAGGATATTGTCCAGTATTAAGCGATGGATAATCTCCACGAACAAAAGCACTTAGAATTTGTGTTGGTGCTGTTATTGTAACATAATCATTAATGGTATAATCAATACCTCCATTTATAATTTCATTACCAATCTCAATTAAAGTATCAGTTGGTAATCTTATAATGTCTCCAGGAATAAGATTGATAGTATCTCCTGGAACATAAGGTATATCATAAGTTCCATCTTCGTGTTTTACAGTAGTATTATCTGCAGGTGCCCATATTCTACCATCACCACCACGGTCTCCATCTGGGCTTGAAATATAATTAATTCCTGGATCTGTTATAATAACAGCAACTACCCCAGTTGTGATTCCAGTTCCACCAGTTCCAGTTCCACCAGTTCCACCAGTTCCAGTTCCATCGGAAAATGGAACCTCGCCAAGAACTGCTCTTCCCGTTGCACCTCTTCCTTTACCACAAGCATCATAAAATCTAACAAAAGGTGCATTTGTGTATCCAGAACCAAAAGAAGTTAGATCAACTCCTAATATTTGTCCTGTAGCACTTACAATCGCATTTCCAGCAGCACCATTTCCTCCTCCACCAAAGAATTCTACTGTGGGAGGCCCACATAAGATCGCATCAACATTACAATTATTAGAAAATACATCACTGAAATCCAAATCAAAATCAAAATTATCTGGGTTTATTGCTTCGGATACACTACTTGCATAAGATTTAATTTTATCAACTAATGAATTTACATCAAAAGAAGCCAATCCAGTAGAGCCAGCGCCATCCCAAATATTCCATTCTTTTACTTGTGGACAATCTGGTTTCTCTTCGCAGGAAAGAAAAGAAAGTAAATCTACAATAAAGTTGATGATGTCTCCAGCCAAATCAAATGCACCAAGTATTGCTTCTATTGGTGCTAGAATTGCACTTAGTGCAGATGTAATCAATCCAACCAATTTACCGAGTAGTCCACCAAGCATATTTTCGACTGCACATAGTGGAACATTAATGAATCTATCAACAGCAGCAAGTAAAAACTTACCAATCATTTTGAGAAGATTGCTGATAATCTTTCTAAAGAGACATGCAATCAAATCATTCACTGTATCTATTTTTTCTTTGAGCCCTGCTCTTTGATTGGGGAAAAGAATATAATACAAATCTTTTGCAGTATTATTGATTTTATTCGTTACAAATTTTTGTATCTCAGTAATGACCCATTTGACTCCACCTGCAATAAATTTTGCGGCATCTTCTACTGCATTGTTTATAAAATTTTCTACATCTTGTATCCCCTCAGTTACAGTTTGTCTCCAACTATTAATTTGATTTCTTACTGCCTCAATTTTCTGTATTAGATTTCTGATTTTTATTTGTACTTCTCCTAATGGAACTTTCTCGCACTCAGAAGGACTTGCTAATGATGTACTTTCTTCTTTTGCTGCTTCTTGGTCTGCAACATTATTTGCTAATGGAGTACATAAAGTATTGGACTCATAGCAAGTGGAATTTCCCCCCTGCCCAGAACCAGAAACCTGAGGGGAACCACCAGGGGCAATAGAATAATAAGGAATCAATTGGTCAATCTGAAAAGCAGTTATTGGATCAAATCCTTTTTTCTGCTTCTTCTCTAGAACTGTCTGCTCATTATTTCCAACACATCCAAGAATCAATGGTTCATTACCATCAATTCCGTCTTTATAGATACCAAAAACAACAGAACCAGACCTTAGGTTTGATGTTTGATAGCTAGCAGCGTGACCAGAACCAGCAGTAACAGGATATAAAACTTCACACAACTCAAGTTTATCGTCACTGAGTTTTTCTTTTACATCTGTATGTTTTCCAAAAATTCTTACCTTATATCTTGCTCCCCATCCAGGTAGTTCATCAATACTTGACCATTTTTCTGCTTTTTGATTTTCTTTCCAAGTAACATCAGATACAATAATTCCTGTCCACCAATATGTCCCTGCTCCAATTGATTCTGAATTGAAAAGATTATTCGTCATCTTTTAAATGGTTTCCTACCATAAGAATCTCTTACCAAAGTCAATTGGGTGTATGTGCTACCACGAGCATCCAATTGTTGAATAAGACTTGCTATCATATGTATACCACTATTTTTACCACTGACCACCTGGGTTCTATCACTACTTAATTCTGGGAAATCGCAGTAGATCAAATCACCTGCACGATGTGAATAGTCACCTGCGATTACAATATTCAGAACAATTGTAAAAAGTTGATTATAGCGACTTGCTGCTTGTGCCGTGATTTCATCGACATTATAATCTTGTTTCTTTGATTTGTCCTTATCAATTGGTTGCATAATTCCAATTGGTTGCATCTTACTGATAATCCTAGTTGGTTTCCCAGCAATATCTTTAGGGAGAATTGGTAAATTATTTCCGGCTAGATTTATTCCTTTTTTTCCTTCTAGGGAAGAAGTAACAGCAACTCCAACATAATTTGTGTCGTAATAATTATAAGTCTTGACCTGAGAACCATAAGCACCAATCGCCATTTTTTGCTGAACATCAATATTAATAACTGGTGTTGCTTCTAATATTTTTCCATCATATCCAACTGGAAGTTCTGTAGTATTATTATAGATGTATTTCTTATATCCTCTATTTTCATCAAGTAGATTTTCAATTGACTTGAACTTAAATCCATCGTGGGTCTCAAAGAAAAAGAATCCGGCGGAGGCAGCAGTGCTTCCTACTGGGATACTTCTTTTTCCTAACCAAGTGCATTTATAAAATGGTTTTTCTGTGTGTCCTATAAAAGAGTATTCGTTTTCTGTGGCTTCGATGTCAACATCCTTTTCTGTCTTTAAAAAATTTTTAAGGATAGTATCTACAGACCTTGATATTTTTCCATCAAATCTCTCATCAACTCTCGTTTCTACTAATTCATTTGTGAAAAATTCTTTAGTCACAAGATCAATCACAAACACCATATTCTGGGTATGTTCCATTCGGTTTCTGATTCTTCCAATATATAAAGACTTCTCATCGGAAAAACGAAGTTGATTTCCATAACCATCTTCCATGTGAAGTTCTACTTTTTCTCCTCCACACATATCAAGTCCTTCAATCAAACCGACATATTTTCCATCACTCTCAATTGAATATCCGGTATCTGCTATGATTGCCGTTGCCTTAACTTGATTTTCTAAGATACTTTCATAATAATGTAAGTTTACAAATATACCTTCTTTCTGTGGTATATCTGCAAACTTATCATTTTTGTTAGAATAAATTCTAAACTTTTTAATATTAAAATCGTTTACTGCCTGATTGTTTAATCCCATTATCCGATACTTAGTGCTGCAGCTGAAGAAGAAGTATTACTATTACTATTACTATCTAGGGGAACAAATCCACCACCTCCACCCATAGGAACAGGAACTGGTTTTTCTACAATCACTCTTTGTATCATAAGAGTGGAAGACCTTGATGGATTGTAATACTCTGCATAATTTTGCAGAACTTGTAATGCTCCTTTGTAGTTTGATTTATTAAGAGAATCTAAAAATCCAGGATAGTTTTGCTCCAGTGCCGCAGTTGTATCTGCATCCAGGACAAACTCTGGTCCTTTCTCTCCAAGAATTGCTCTTGTAAGTCCTCCAACTTTTCCACCATCCTCAAAAGCAACATGGACGTGATCGAAATGTGTATTATTTGTTTTTTCTCCCCAATATGATAATGGAACTTTTTTTCCATCAGCAATACCAAAACCAAGAGGAGTATATATTAACTGCTTCATACTATTTCCATATTGATTAACCATTTCCATAGCAAACTGATACATTTCCTTACTTCCTCTAGTGCCTTGAGGAACATTAGAAAAATCCATTGCTCTCCCAGAAATGTGATAACTTCTATCTCCAGGAAATCTAGGTGCTCTTTGTCCACTGGTCATTTGAAGACCCATACTTAATGCCAACTGTTGTGCTACTTGAAGATTCCCAGAACCAGCACCTAGTAAAGATGCTGCTCTAAACTTCACTGACCCATCAGGTGCTTTAGGAACTGTTTTGAGATATTCTGCGTGCTTTTTACTTGCTGCAACTTTATCTGCAGGTCTTTCCCATTCTCTCATCCACCAATCTGCAGCTTCTTGTGCGGAAGAAAATCTAGTTGCTAGGTATTGCGGGCCCTTTTCTCCAGGTTCTCTTAAAGCATAATCAATCTGCCCTTTCCAGTTCGTTTTCCAATCAGGCACTGCTTTAGCCATTGCAGTAGACCTAGGAATTTTCCACTGAAATAATCCACCAGCACCACCATCATCCCCAGACAGAATACCGGGTCTAAATCCACTTTCTCTAGAAATATTTGCCATTAACCCAAGTGCCTGCACGTCACTCAGTTTCTTTTCATTAATTAAGTATTCATATATTTCTTTCTGTATTCCTTCAGGAGCAAATCCACCATAATCTCCACCAGCAATTCCTCCAGGTTCAGCATCAGGACCAGTCAATCCAAACCCTTCTTTAGTCATTTGCTGACGAATTGCTTGTAAAGTTTCGCCAACTTTAGCATTCATCATCACTTCAATAGTTCTTGCAAGTCTTTCACCAATCTTCATCCCAATACTTTCTCCTGTAGATAAAGTTCTTGGAACTGCTCCACCACCAGCAAGACCAACAATCTCCTTTTGAATATTACCAATTGTGTTAGAAGTCTCGGCATCAATAGCACTTTGTATTAACATCCCAAAACCATTTCCAATTCTTCTAAACACACCACGATCTGGTTTCTGTCCCATTGTTAAGTCAACAGAAGCACCCATTATCCCACCGAGAAGTGGAATCTCTTTTAAGTTTTTAGAGGTTGTCTCCAATACTCCAAGAGGATTCTTTTGTCTTGGATCAGTTGTAGTTGGGAATAGTTTCTCGATTTGTTTCTTACCACCAATATCCTTACCTGGAATAGTTCTCTGTGGTTTAATCTTTGGTGGTCTAGTTCTTACTGCTCTTATAGATCTTCTAGCAGGACCACTTACTTTTTTACCACCTCTAGTAACTTGTCCACCTTTAGATTTTCCTACTGGTTTTTCTCCACCAGAAACAGCAGAATATAATGAGGTTCCAATCAAATCCCCAAGTAATCCTCCCAAAAATGCAGGAGCAGCGAGAGCACCTAAACCAAAAGAACTAGCTGCAAGTGCAGTTGCTCCAGCACTACCAATCCAAGTACCAATTGACTGACCAACAGCAGCACCTACAGCACCAGCAGCTGCCTTCCCAAGAGGTTCATTAAAAATAAACTTACGAATACCAAAGTCAATCAGCGGACCAACGATGGGAAGTCTTCCTGCAACTGCACCAACTCTTTTTCCTGCAATACTTGTTACACCTTTCTGAACGAATCTCTGAGTTGCTGATTGTTGAGGTTTAAGTCTTAATGCCGCATCTCCAAGAGAATCTATATTTTTATTACCAAATCTTTGAAGAAAGTTTTTCTTGCCATATCTACTCGCGTATCTTGCTTGTGCAGACTGTGATACTCTTCTTCCGGTTCTATCAAATCCTCGTCTAGACCGTCTATTAAATCTTCTATCTCTAAATGGATCTTCTCCACCCATCGTGGACATTCCAGCAATGAGTGCAAGATTTGTAAAGGTATTAAACTGCTTACTAAACTCATCAAATTTTTTCTCTGCGTTGTCTCCACCAACAGACTTAACAACTTCTTTGACTTTATCGTATGCCTTATATCCAGCACCTACAAAATCAACAACACCATTTAGAACATTACCAGCAAAGTTTTCTAAAAATTCAAATGCTGGTATTAACTTTTTACTAAACTCAAGTATCTTTGGAATGTGCTTTCCAAACTTAACAAATGCAGCACCTAGTAAAGTAAAAAATAAAAATCTTTTTATTGCATCTAGAAATCCAGTTCTTGGTAAAGATGGTGTAGGAAGACTTATTTTTTGTTTAGTGTCTTTAGTTTCTAATTGCTTTTCTTTCTTTGCAAACTTCTCATTTTCTAAAAGTTTTCTCTTTTGTTCTTCTACTCTTTTGAAGATTGCATTATTATCACCGATTATCTTCTGAATAGATATAACATTTTTTCTTATCTGTATTACTTCACCTAATAAAGTTTTTTTATTATCTCCACCTTCTTTTACTTCTGGTGTAATGTCACTTGCCTTTACAATCGCAGATGACTTTACTTTAATGTTAGAAACAGGTACAAGAAACTTCTGTGTAGCAAGTGCGCTGCCAGATGACTTTGATGGGGGTAGAAGTTTTTTAGAGTCTATTACTGCCATCTTATCCTACTATTCCGTAAATAGATGCGTTAATTGTAGCATATGTTGTATCAGGAGACATAAACTGAGGCACCTTAGTTCCTCCAGCAACTGCAACCTGTTGTCCTGCTTGTTGAATTATTGGTGGAAGTTCCATAATATTTTGGTTCATAGAACTTACAGGTGGTCCAATATTAACTGTTGGTTTGGGACTAAAGAAGTTCATTATATTAGTCTTCACTTTATCAAATAAAGATGGTTCTTTAGGTTTGACTTGTGCCTTTGGTGGTTGTTGTGCTTTAGTTAAATCTTTTGGACCACTTAAAAGTAGTTGCTTTTCAATAGAAAGTCGTGCTGCACTTGGACCACCTCTCTGAATGTTTTCTGCAGCACTTTTCATATCACCTTTCATAAGTGCATCAGTGAGTCTTGGAAATGCTCCTATTGGACCATATGGAGCATTGTATCCTAAAGTCAATACTCCTGCTCTTTGATTATCACTCATCTTTTTCCAAAGAGGAATCTTTTGAGAATATGTCTTTGCAAGATTTCCAAGATTTGTACTTAAAATATTATCTGCCTGTTTTTTTGTAATTGTATCTCCCATTTTTACGGGTTTCTTACCACGCAAAATACTATCATAGAAAGTAGAACCCCGCCCAATAGTTGGTTGTCCGACACTATCTTTATAAGAATGAATTGGAGTTTCTGGTTTTATATTTCCCCAGTTTATTCTACTCACCACACTCCTTCCACCAGGTTTGATAAAATCATTCATTCCTTTTGTAAGAGATGATAGTGCTTCATCTTGTTTAAGGTGATGTACTGCTTTACCAATCATTCCACCACCTTGGGCCATCTGCACGCTATTCACAAACTTTGGAATATTAGTTCCACCTCCCATCTTATTCATTGTAAGGAGTCTATCTGCACCCCAGTAATCAACTGCTTTTTTACTGAATACAACTTCTCCTGGTTGTAATACAGTTGCTTGAGTATCAACGCCTGCACCAGTTACAGTAATACCAGTATCTTCATCTACATAGCCACCATTATCAAATGCAGGAATAGGAACCATTCCACCACTATTATCAAATGCAGGAATAGGAACCATTCCACCACTATTATCAAATGCAGGAATAGGAACCATTCCACCACCCTTAAATTGCATTCCACCCATAGAACCAAAGTCAATAATACTCTTCATTGGTCCAGGTTTTTTACCGTAATTTGGGTCAGTGCTTTGGATTTCTTTATCTCTTCGTTCTCTTTGAGACTGCATATAAATTCCAGCACCAACAGCAGTTCCAGCAGCAAGTAGTGTAGCAGTTTTTGGATGTGCTTTTACAAAAGATAATAGTTTTGGAATTCCAAACTTTGTAAGTCTTAAAGTTAATTTAGTAACAGTACCAACAAATGTGCGAACAAACTTACCAAATGGAGTTGTAAAAAGAACCAGTGCTCCTAATAAAGTAGGCCACCAATCTTTTAAGAATCTTTTAAGAACTTCTACTCTCTCTTTATTTTTAGGATTATTGAACCAATCAATAAACTTAACAAATGCTCTTCCAAGTAAAGTATAAAGAATAAAGTTAAGTATTTTATCCAAAATACCCTTAACTGGTGCAAGCATTTTGGATGCAGCAGATGCAAGGTTTGTTAAATTTTTTTCTAAACCTGCTTCTCTTTTTCTTCTTCTATCTTGTTCTCTTCTCTTTCTATCAGATTCCTCAATCTTTTTAATCTGTTCATTTTGAGAAATTAAACTTTCTAAAATCTTAGAAACAGTTTCATTGATGGAAATTACATTCTTAAGTAAATCGCCACCATCTTCACCAACACCAGAAGTCTCAGGCACTATTGCTTTACTTGTGAGATAATATTGTTGTTTAGAAACTTGTACTGGTCCAGTAACACCCAAATTATCTGCAGTTATTTTCTTCTTCTTTAACTTAAATCTACCTACTTTTCCTTTGACTCTCTTAAACTCATCTGTAAGAAGCATTACTTCATCAGTTGATAATTTCTTATCAACCATTCTTCCTTCTGCCATCTTTCCACGCAGAAGAGTCATATAAGTTGAATAATCAATATCAAAAACATCATCAAGACCAAGAAGTTTTAATATTCTTTCATCTACTTCTTCACTTACTAAATCATCACCACGGGTTCCCTCATAGAGGGTAAGAGCACGTCCTCTATTTTCATCCTCTTTGATACTTTCAGTCTTTACTTCCTCATTTTCATCAACATTATTATTCTCACCCATACTAACACTAATGTCTGGCGATGATTCCAAATAAGTATCAACTAACCAGTTTTGGTATATTTCTAAATTATCAACAGACTCATCTTCTAATACGGCAAGTTTCCCAGACTTTTTAATATTTTCTATTAACTTATCAGCATCACTTTCTGATAAATTTACAAAAGAAAAATACTTTCCAGCAAACTCATTCTTCTTTCCAGTAAGTCTTGCTTTTAACTTACCCCAAGTTTGTATACCAATTTGGTTTACTGGAAACCAGCGTATTGGTAATTTAGATGGGGCATTAACTTCCATTTTGCTGCTGCTTTAGTTTTTCTTCTTCTAAATGATTCTTTAGCAAAGTCACATACACATCTCGTTCCCAAGGCATCCAGTTTTCTATCTCCGTCAAAGAGTATTTATGGTACTGAACTAGAGCAAAGTTAAGTTGATAATAATTCTCAAGGTCAATATGAGAAAGTGCTATACGAAAAAAGATGATAACCCTTCTAAAGTGACGGGACTTTCTACATTGGTATTTGGATTTTTGACTGTAAGTGTATGAGAAAGTTTAGGCATTGTTTCAAAAAACTTCTCAATCTGCTTGAATTGAGAAGAATTCATTTGGTCTAGGAAGTCTTGTAGTTCCTTCTTAGTAACATCAGCAGTAGACCATACTTCATCTTTAGTACAAATCTTATCAATACAAGATGAAATTAAATCAAATGCCTGGTCTATATCATTCGTTGCATTAAAGTCAAAATTATTTTTGATGAATTGCTCCAATGAAGGATACTTCATCTCAATCATTACATTATCATCAACTTTGATTTTCTTATCGTGCCCATCAAACTTTTTAACTTCAATTTCATCTACATTGATTTTTACAGGAACAGTAGTCTCTCCATCATCAGGGCAAATAACATTAACTTCGATTTCCTCTCCTACAGACTTACCACGAATGTTAAGGAAGAGATATTCAATATCAAATGTTGGGAGTGTTTCTACTTTAACACCTCTGGTTTCAATACAGTTCTTAATAACTGCTTTAATTGCTTCTGTGATTTGTTTTGTATCTTCACTCTCAAGTGCTAATATAAGTAACTTTTCTTCTCTAACAAGAAATGGTCTATATTTAATTTCTTTTCCTGTTGATGGTAAAGTGAGAAAATATGATGGCGTTGAAATCTTAGGTAAAGGCATAATATCCTATAATCGTTTCAGTGTGATTATTTATTTGTTATAGTAGTGGTCTGATATTTTCCGATAAAATCCCAGTAGTTCGTAAAGTATTTTGATTTAAGTTAAAACCAGTTTGTCCAAATTGTGAAGTATCAGATGCAAATTGAGGTTCTCCAGTCTCAGTAGAAAAAGTACCAGTCCTTGAAATAACATAACGACTGTATGTAAATGACACAGTGCATTTTAATAGTTGGGAACTATCATAAGATACTGGCATAGAATTAATACTTATTGGATATGCATTAATAAACTTATATACTAAAGGTCTTCCTCTATCATTTCTAGTGTGGTCTTTCTCAAACTTTGTGATGTAAAGGGCATCTGCATAATAAGTTGTTGGAAAATTAACTCTATAATTATATGTTCTTGTTCTCTGTGCGTTTAAATCATTTTCATTTACAACATAAGAAATCCAATTCTCAAAAAAATCTATAATTCTATATTCCCCATCAACATAAAAAGTAAAATCAGACCTATCATCATATAATCTACGATAAGCGTGTCGTTCAGTTACACCAGTATAATCATTATTGATTTCATTTGTTGCAAGAGAAGACCCTGGAAGGGATGCTTCACTACACGAAAGTTGTAGCAACTCTTGGTTTTCGGTGCTATATGTTGCTCCAACAAATCCTGCATCAGTTCTTAAATTTAAAAAATTCTTAGCAGCCTCTGGCGGTTTAAACTCACAAATAAAATGAGAAGTTAAAGCAGGTCGCAATAACTTACTTTTTATAGCAGACATACTGACAGATTTTATTGGTGGAGCAGTCATCTATAAATATTTTTGCGTTATATATTATGTAGTAGAGATATGGGGGAAAAAAATGCCGCGTGATTCAAAATATCATCAAGGATTTTTTCATCCACAAAACCCAGAAAAATATATTGGAAACCCAAGAAATATAGTATACAGAAGTTCTTGGGAATTAAAATTTATGAGATGGTGTGATAGAACAGAAAGTGTATTGAGGTATGGTTCTGAAGAATTTTGTGTTCCTTACTTCAACCCAGTAAAAAATAAAGTTTGTAGATATTTCCCAGATTTTATCATTGAAGTTTTGGAAAACGATAATAAAGTAAAAAAATATATTATAGAAATAAAACCAAAAAAACAAACCATTCCGCCAGTGAAAGGAAATAAAAGAAAGCAGACATATCTAAATGAAATGAAAACTTATATGGTAAATCAAGCAAAATGGAAATCAATTCAAGAATGGTGTGACGACCATATGATAGGTTTCAAAATCGTCACCGAATCAGAATTGGGTATTAAGTAATGGCGGAAGGTTTCGGTAAAGATATTAAAAAAGATTCACCAAGAGTATCAGAACTCAAAAAAAGAGTAAAGGGATTAATTGACCCAGACTCTGTTATGTTAGAAATTCTTAGTGTCTTTAGAGAGACAGAATTTATACCTGATGTTGGAAAATATTATACTTTTGTATATCTTGCAAAAACTCCCGGTATTGTTTTTGATATTCACCCATTAATTGCTTGTATTGATGTTCAAAGATGGGGATTTAGGGGATTAAATTTTCATTGGGGAACTGTAAGGAATTATACTTGGCAAGAAGTTTCTGGTTCATTACATATCGTAAAAAATGATGAGATTGATTACTTACGTTCTTTACCTTACGCTAGATTTCTGAAAAAACCATAACTAAATAAATATAAAACATCTATAAATGTCTCATACTCTACGAAAAATTGAGATGATTAATCCTCTTGCAGTTGGGGAGAGATTCTGATGGCAGTAATATACCAAGATACACCACCACAATATTTTCCCCAACCCTTTCAGAATAATTCAGTAAATGCCATCGGATATTATGTAACTGTATCAGAAGATGGAACAACAACAATATTCAGAAAAGGAAAAAATGCATTAAACCAAGAAGAAATAGTTGTTGTAGGAACAATCAATAAGGGAGAAAATTTTAAGAATACTGCCAATGCTAGCAGAGAAGAAATACAATATTTCTCTGCCAATGGAAGAAAAATCGTAACAGAACAAGCAGTTCCAGTAGTTAGAAGAGGAATAGGAGGACAGGCAGGTGGCGGAAACACGAAAATAAATGAAATTTTAGGGACAAATCTACAAACAGGAACTCCAGGTGGTAGGACTGATGGACCGGATAATAAAACATTACTAACAACTGAGGATTTGCCAGAACAAATAGAAGCAGATAGTAAAGAAACAGCATGGAGTGGAACATATAGGTATCCAACAAATATAGATGGAAATAACCAAGACTATATAAAATTTGAAGTATATGATTATAAAACAAGAAGACCAAGTAGAGAAAATCCACTCATACAAGAAAAAAATAGAAATCTAGGTTCTTCAAAAGCAACTATAGTATTGCCAATACAACCATCAATCACAGATACAAATTCAGTTGATTGGAATGGATTAGGATTAAATCCAGTAGAACTTGCCGGATACGGTCTGTCATCTGCTGCTATGACTGGAGGAAGTAATGGCAATGATTTTGGTGAAATATTAGGAAAATTGGGAACCACAATAACTGAAGATCCCAATGCACGAAAAGCAATTTTATTATACTTAAAACAAAAAGCAATCGGTGTTAATGGTTTATTATCCAGGTTTGGTGGAGCGATTGTAAATCCAAATATTGAGTTGCTATTTCAAGGTCCCCAATTAAGACCATTCAGTTTTTCGTTTAGATTATCCCCTAGAGATATAGACGAAGCAAAGCAAGTTAAGAGTATAATAAGAATTTTTAAAGAAGCAATGTCAGTAAAAACTGCTTCTGGTGGGTTATTCTTAGCAACTCCAAATGTTTTTAAAATAAAATATATCAATGGAACAACGAAAGAAGAACATACATCATTAAATAAGATAAAAACGTGTGCTCTTCAATCTTGTTCTGTTGATTATACGCCAGACGGTTCTTACATGACATTTAATGATACAAACAGTGGATATCCGATGACATCATATAATTTAACTCTTCAATTCCAAGAGTTAGAACCAGTAACAGATACTGATTATAAATCCCTCAAAGACGTAACAACAATAGGTTACTAAAAATGCCATCATACTTCAGACAAGTTCCAGATTTTGATTATGTCAGCAGAGATTCAAACCAAAGGCAAATCTCTGAATATGCACCCGTAAAGAATTTATTTCGTCGCGGAAAACTGCGTGAAGACATTTTTGGTAATCTTTCTTACTTCACCAAGTATAAAATCATTGGTGATGAAAGACCAGATAATGTTGCTTATAAAATCTACAATGACGAAACCCTTGATTGGGTAGTGTTACTTTCAAATAATATCTTAAATATCCAAACAGAATGGCCGTTGCCACAGGTCATATTTGATAAGATAATGTTAGAAAAGTATGGTTCTTATGATGAACTATACAATGGAATTCATCATTACGAAACAAATGAAATCAGGGATAGTTCTGGTAATCTCATTCTTCCTTCAGGTATAACACTAAAAGAGTCTGATAATTATTTTTATGAGTATTATGATGGAGGTTTACAAACTACAATTTCAGAATTAGTACCACCAACTCCAATTACAAACTATGAATATGAATCTAAACTAGAAGAAGATAAGAGAAATATTTTTGTTCTAAAACCACAATACTTAAATGTTGTGTTCAATGATATGGAAGAAATTATGAAATATAAAAAAGGTTCTACCCAATACCTGAGTAGAACCTTGAAGAGAGGAGATAATATCAGATTATTTAACTAATCAATCATCGACCAGTTTTTGGAAATATGAGAGGGTGTCATCTTCATCTTCATCAATTTCTTTACTAACCACAGGAAGAGAAGGTGATTTAGAACTGGCAAATGATTGCTCCAGTTCTGAAATTACACGCTCTTCTTCTGAAGGAGTCTGAATATAAGAATCATAATGCTCTTCTTGCTCTCGAATAGAACTTGCAGCACTCTTTTTACCAAGAACCAGTTTTAGTCGTGCTTCTAGTTGCTCGTAGGTTTTGAATTGATCTGGAGCAGTCAAAGCAGTCAATGAATACTCTTTCTTCCAAATCGCTTCAAGGGCATCATCATCGTCCAGGAGTGGTGCAACGCGATCAAATTCTGACTTGTCGTAGTTCCAGTACCCATCTTTCTTTACGATTTTGAGTTTAAAGTTTGCACCCACCCAGAAGTCAAAAGGATTGATGGGCGTTTCATCCTCAAACTCTGGTTGCATTGCTTCCATAATCTTATCAAAGATTTTCTTTCCATATTTGAAGAGAAAAACTTTACCCTCATTTTGTGGATTTACAGGGTCTTTTACAACATAGATATTGCTATAATAAGACAGTTTACGCTTCTGTTTGCGGACTGTTTCTTTATCCGCTTCACTACCGCTGTTCCACAGTTCGCGGTTGTATTCCCCTAAAGGGTCTTTCTGACCAATGGTAGTCAGGGAGTTTTCAATATACCAACCACCAGGACCTTGGAAAGCGTGAGAATACATCTTTGCCCAAGGAAGTTCTTCTCCTTCTGGGGCAGGCAGGAAACGGATAATTGCAGATCCTACTCCATCTTTTCCCATAACTGGTTTCCAGAGACGCTCATCAGCACCACCAGAATTATTACCCATCTTCTCCACCTCTTTCACCAGTTTTGCGGTAAGAGAACCAATGGAGGATTGTTTTTTTAGATTTTCAAATGACATTAGATTACCTTTTGATAATTGGATTTGGCCTTTTTGACTTTGCTTAATGGATCGTCCAGCCAACATCATTCTACAGGTCTGAACCCGTTTCGTCAATCCTTTGACGCATCGCTTCCAGCATCTTGCTCATATTATTAAAAATAACATTCATATCAACATTTGCAGGAATACCCATCATTGCTGCCGATTCTGCAATACGATTTTTCATTTCTTTAGCTTCAGGGTCATCGGATAAACTCAAACGAGTATAAAGAACCCTTTGTTTATTCAGCAGTTTATCCAAGAGTTCTACATGAGATAGTTTTTGCTCTTTAGACATACTAGGAAACTCAAAAACATTTTTATAAATTTCCTCTTGCATTTCGGATATTTCAGACATCTCTGCCCGGACAACTTCAGATTTAAAGAAACTCATTTATCTCCTAGAACAATATTTTTTAAAATTGATTTGTACTTTTGCACATCAATATGTATAAAAGAAGAATACTTTTTAATCTTTTTACTTACGGTTTCCCATACAGGATCTTGCAGTTTCTTATCAAAATTTTTACCAAACAAAAATATCTTATCAAAAATCACCATTGTTTCTGGGCTAATATCACCACTTAGAAACTTCTTAAGAATTGGTGGATGACCTTTGGAACAATCAAATACCTCATCGACTTTTTGATTTTCAAATAGACTTTGGGTTTCTTCTTTAAAGATATAAGAAAGTGATTGTGTTCTTTTTTTCCATTGATCGTATCTTTCTTCACCATCTTTTATCATCTCACCAATCCACAATTTACTTGGATCAGTGCAACTAATAAAATTTGCTACAAAGAATTCAACAACTTCTTGGTCTGTCTTTTGCCTTGCCAGTTTTTCAAACCAGAATCTATCCTTTCGTTTATAGAAAGATTGTACAGTTGCACGACTTTTACCACAGTACTTATGATAATCGTAATTGTCCTTGGTGAAGTGATTCTTGAGAGCAATATATTTGCGATAGGCATCAACAGGCATCATTTAAAAAATCAATTTAGCACGGGAAGTTTTCTTTAAGAAATTAAGTTCCATTGCTTCATACTTAATCTTTTCCTTGAGTGGTTTAGAAATAAGTTTAGGAACTGATTCTACATCAACATTATTGTTTTCACAGTAAATTATAATAG